GTGAGTGAAATATTATTGCAGACAAAGGCACTGACCAAGCAGTATGGGCACCAGAAGGCAGTTGACAATGTGGATATCCACATCAAAAAGGGTGCAATCTATGGATTTATCGGCAGAAATGTTCCAAGATACATACTGAAAGTATGATCCACTACTTAGAGGATTATATGTACTGTACTAGAAAGCTGGGGCTTTATGTGCAGTTAGTAGCATAAATTATATAGGGGTTATCTAAATATATTTACCTCCTGTGATTAAGTTATATAAAGACTAAATCACAGGAGGTTTATTTTTATGATAACAGTAGAAAAACTGGAAAAAGGTACTTATTTTGATGATGCTTTTAAGATCTCATTTAGATACGATCCCACTACTGTAGCTAAGGTAAAAGAGCTGGCGGAGCGGAGATACTTACCAGATGATAGAGCGTGGGAGATCCCAGCACATGAGTTACCAGCTCTCATAGAGAAAGTAGGGCTTAGCAATATTAAAAGTGAGGAGGCTGTAGTACAAGCCCTCAATACTAAGGAGATTGAGGATAAAAGGGAGGCTACACAGAAAAGATTAAAGGGTATTAAGCCTGTAAGGGATTTTGATTTTAAAACAGCTCCCCTCCCTCATCAGATCGAGGCTTTTAATTATGGCATGGAGAAAAACTCTTTACTTATCGGAGATGAGCAGGGCTTAGGCAAGACAAAGGAGAGTATTGATATTTGTGTAGCCAGAAAGAAAGAGCTCATTAAAACCCTTATTGTATGCGGAGTGAACTCTGTAAAATATAACTGGCAGTCGGAGATAGGTAAACACTCCTCAGAAAAGAGTACTATCATAGATGATAAAACTATGGATCTGAGAGTTAAGCATCTTAACGAGTGGTATAAGAGTAATGAGTATTTTGGTATTATCAATATTGAGAGCCTCAGAAATGAAAAAGTACAGGATGCTCTCTATCTGGGGATTAAAGATGGGTATATAGGGGCTATTATTGTGGATGAGATCCATAAGGCTAAAAACGGTAGCTCTCTACAAGGAAAAGCTCTTAGATTTTTGAAAGCTCCAGTTAGAATAGGATTATCTGGTACTCCGATGAATAAAGCGGAGGATCTATGGAATATCCTTACATGGTTAGGCGTAGAAAAGAGATCCTACTATAGTTTCAGAAATACTTATTGTGTTATGGGAGGCTTTGGAGGCTATAATGTGATTGGAAATAAAAATTTAGATAGCCTCAATGCTGAGTTAAATACTGTAATGTTGAGAAGAAAGAAAGAGGAGGTACTAGATCTCCCTCCTAAGCTGTATAGTACTGAGTATGTGGAACTTACCACAGCTCAGAAAAAACAGTACAGGGATATTAAAAATGACATTGTAGCGGATATGGAGAATATCTTAGCCTCTGTTAATCCGCTTAACTGTACTCTCCGCCTTAGACAGCTTACCAGCGGTAATCCTAACTTAACAGATGATAGCCCTAAGCTGGATCGTATTAAGGAAATGCTGGAGGATGAAATTATCCCTAACGGTCACAAGGCTATTATCTTCTCTCAGTGGAGCACGATAGCTAAAGAGCTGGGTATAAAACTTAGAGAGTATGATCCGATTGTAATTACAGGAGAGGTACCTCCAGAACAGAGGCAGAGATTAGTAGACAATTTTCAGACTAACCCACACTGTAAAGTAGCTATAGGCACTATCGGAGCTATGGGTACTGGATTAACTCTAAATAAAGCCTCTTATGTATTCTTTATGGATAAAGCATGGAATAGCGGAGATAATGCACAGGCTGAGGATAGAGCCCACAGAATAGGTACTGTAGGAGCTGTAAATGTAGTCTCTATGGTGGCTAAGGGTACGATAGATGAGGCGGTAGAGGATTACCTGTTAGAAAATAAAGATCTCATTGATCGAGTGGTAGACGGTAAGGGATCTAAACAGGATATTAAAACCATCCTCAATAAATTACTTAGCATTTAATATACAGGTGTGGTATAATAACTCAAAACGGAGGTACATAATGAGAGCGATAACGATAGATGCAGATACAGGAAAAAGAGTATATACAAGAAAAGAGGTAGCGGATCTGGTAGGAGCCTCTACTCAATCTATCCGCCTCTGGGAAGATGCTGGAGCTATTCCAGCAAGTGTAAGAGATGAGGGAGGCTATAGGTACTGGTATGAGGAAGATCTGGAGGCTATAAAGGCTTATGCCTCATTACCGAGAAAAGCAAAACTTAAAAAGTAATCCTAAGCATGAGGAGAGTGTAACAGCTCTCCTCTTTTTTTGTCCTTAATTTTGAGGGCTATCTAAAAAATTACCGTTTGTGTGATTAGGTTAAGTATCAAAAGAAAAGGAGGTAAACCTAATGAGAATTAACTTTACAAATGCTGTAGTAGAGGATGATGGTTACGGAGTAGAAGTAAACGGAAGATCCTTAGAGGCTATTATTTCTACAGCTTTAGGAACCAGATTAGGAGATAAGGGCGGATATAGCTCTGGATTACCTAAGTTTAAGGCTAATAGCTGTGATGTAACTGTTATTATTACTCCTCATCCTACAGAGTGTACAATTAACACCACTAGCGGAATATGGCACAGCGTAAAAGAGATGGAGGCAGAAAAGAGTGAGCAGTTTCAAAAGGAAAATGCAGAGGCAGATCCAGAAGAATAACGGTACCCTCCTCCACAAAAAGGTAGTAGCTAGAAAGATGGGCTGTAAATCCGTGGAGGAGTATAACCGTAGAATGGCACGCAGAGAAAAGAATTTAAGAGAGATGGAGGATAACAAAGATGGCAAATGAGTTTACAGCAAGGGTAGCAGGTATCAGCGTAGAGCTGGGTATGAGTGTACAGAATAAGAGCGGTATCTGGTGTAAGCCTACAGTTAGAATGGAGCTTATGATTGATGGAGGTACGAACCCTCAGCAGAGAGAGGCTATCATTAAACAGGCTTTTGATGAGGTTTGTGATAACATTGAGAAAACCATCTCAGAGATGGAGTAATACTTACAGGGGGGGGGAGAGTATCTCTCCTCTCTCCTTAACTGGAGGTAATTATGGCAAAACAGATAAAAGTAAGAGAGGATAATTACTTTGCTGTACAGGGCTGGATGGTAACAGAGCTAAAACTAAAGGGTAATGCTCTTATGCTCTATGCGATCATCTACGGATTTTCTCAAACTACTAACACAGCTTTTACAGGGAGTGTAGACTACCTCTGTGAGTGGCTGGGTGGTGTATCAAGACCTACAGTAATTAACACTTTAGATAACCTAGTTAAGCAGGGGCTCCTCACTAAGAGCAGTACCACTAAAGGAGCTCTCATTTACAACAGCTATACAGCTTTAAGACCGAGTAAAAAAATTTTATCCGATGAAGATCCAACGAGTAAAAAAACTTTACCCGATACGAGTAAAAATTTTTTACTCAATAAAGATAGTAAAGATAATATAGAAAAATCCATCTCTAAAGAGATGGAGGGCAAAGCCCCTAAAAAGAAATCTTATAGTACTATCTTAGAGGATCCTGTTAATAAGTTTGTGAAAGAGGCTCTTAGTAAATTTATCCAGTATTGTAGGGGTAAAAACTATACTCCTAAAGTAACTACGGTAGAAAAGTTTGCTAGTACTCTTAGAGATAATGCTAGAGAGGATCCTGTAGTAGCTCTGGCTATCGTGGATCAGAGTATAGATAAGGGATGGAAAGATCTCTATCCGCTTAAGAACTATGGTAGACAGGGAAAGCCTACAGCGGTTAGTAAAAAGTTTAGTGGTAATACCCTTAAAGATGCTGAGGGTAAAGATATTGTATTTTAGTAATCTGGAGGAGAGTGTAAAAGCTCTCCTCTAAATTTTTGCCTCTTTTGTGATTAGGATTACTCAAAAGGAGGTAAAAGCGGATGAAATGCTATGCAAGTGATTATTGCCAGAAAGATAAAAGCTCCTGTAGTGATGTATGCGGAGGCTACAGAGTGCTTAGAGCTTTATACAATTTAAGCAGGATCCCAGAGAGATACCGTTATACTATCGCTCTTAAGCCAGAGAATGGAGAGGATCTGGAGGCGTTTACAGTGCTGGATAATTATAAAAATGATGTGCTTAATATGGTAAATGAGGGTAGAGGCTTATATATCTGGGGAAAGAGTACAGGGAATGGTAAAACCTCATGGGCTTGTAAGATTATGAGTTACTTTTTCAGAAAGATAGCTTTTAATACAGGGCTGGAAAATGAGGGGCTATATATTTTTCTCCCCACTTTCTTAGAAGATCTCAGAGATAACTATGATAACAAAGATCCAGAGTTTGATGAGATCTTAAGAATGATAAAAACCTGTAGGCTCCTCATCATAGACGATATAGGAGCAGAGAGGGTAACGGATTGGGTAAGGGAGAGGATGGTAAGCATCATAAATACCAGAGTATCTAATAATCTTACTACGATCTATACCAGTAACCTCTCTCCAGAGGAGCTTAGGAGTGAGTTAGGGGATCGGATAGCCAGTAGAGTATTAGGATCCTCACAGGTAGTAGAAATTACAAGCGGAGATAGGAGGGGATTATAAATGGCTAATATGATTGAGCAGAGCTTACTCTGTAAGGTATTAGATGCTCCAGATTTGGAGATCCTCCACTCTAACGGAGTAGTAGAGGAGATGTTTCTTACCTGTAAGGATGAGATCCATTTTATCGTAGAGCATTATAACAGCTATAAGCAGATGCCAGATAAACTAACCTTTTTAGGCAGGTTCAAAGATTTTCAAATGCTGGAGGTTACAGAGAGTACAGATTACTTAGTATACAAGCTCAAAGAGGCTTATACATATACTAAGCTGGTGCCTCTGATTGAGGATACAGCAAAGGTAGTAAAAGAGGATAGTATTAAGGCGATCCAGTACCTCAAAGAGGAGATAGAAAAGCTGGAGAAATCTGTACCAGTGAGCAGGAATAAAGATGGCTATGATATTATCTCTAACGCTGGAGATCGTCTTACAGAGTATAAAAAGCGTTGTGAGGTAAAGGGGCTTATAGGTATTCCTACAGGTATCCCTAAGCTGGATGAGATTACTAATGGCTGGCTCTGGGGAGAGGATCTGGTAGTACTCACAGGGCGTACTAATGTAGGTAAAACATGGATCGGAGAGTACTTTGCTACTGTGGCGTGGAATATGGGTTATAAGATCCTTATGTACTCTGGAGAGATGAGTACCGCTATGGTTGGTTTTCGTTTCGATACTCTCAATAAGCACTTTAGTAACATGGGGCTCCTTAATGGATCTGGCACTCTGGGAAAGAAACCAGATACAGACGGAGCAAAGTATTTACAGGAGGATTATGAGAAGTACATAACACAGCTCCAGCAAAAGAGCGGATTTATCGTAGTTACTCCAGATGATTTTGAGGGGCGTAAGCCTAATGTGGATGAGATCAAGAGCTTAGCTATTAAGCATGGGGCGGATATGATTGTAATAGATCAGCTCTCTCTTATGAGTGATAAGCGTAGGGCGGATATACCTAGAATAGCTTATAACAATATCTCAGAGGATCTCTTTTTGATGAGTAAGGAGCTCAAAAAGCCTGTACTCCTTATGGCACAGGCTAACCGTGAGGCAGTTAAGAACCATAAAAAAGGAGAGAGCCCAGAGCTCCACGATCTGGCAGAGAGTGACGGTGTAGGACAGAACGCCACAAGAGTATTATCTCTATCCGTGATAGATGGCACTCTTAAGATCAGTGTTAAGAAAAACAGATATGGTATCAATAACAAAGAGGTGCTTATGATCTGGGAAGTAAACACAGGATACCTTAAGCCCCTCCTTAGTGAAAATCCAGAGGAGAGCACAGAGGATAAAAAGGATGATAAACCAGATGGAGAAAAGGATAAAGGAGGAGAGAAAGATTATGGTTTCTAAAGGCGGAGTACCTAAGGGGAGGATCATCCCTGTATATCTTACAGATGAGGGAGATGTGTACCCTATTTATTTACATGAGATGGGAGAGTTAGAGATTATACAGAGGCTTGTAGCAGGTATCTTAGATAATAAAATTGTGGTGGATACTAATACCAGAATTAACTCAGAGAATGATAAAATCTCTATTTTTGATTTAAGTAAGAAAAAATAATAAAAATTTCTCTAAATGTTACCTCTTTTTCTGATTAGGTTAAGTAAATCGGAAAAGGAGGTACTTTTTTATATGACGATTACAAGTAAGGAAGTAGCGGAGATGCTGGGAAAGAGGCACGATAACCTTTTAAGAGCGATCCGCAAATATATTACACAGTTAGGAGATGAGGCTCCTAAGTATTTCTCAGAGGATCCAGATAAGGGCAGTAGATTGTACCATATTACTAAGGCTGGCTGTGATCTTATGGCAGGGCGTATTATCGGAGCTCAGAGTGAGGCTTTTAAGACTAAGTATGCTCCAGTGTTTGGAGAGGAGGCTCCTGTAGAGGTGGTAGAGGAAAAGCAGGAGGAGCCACAGGAGAAAGCCTACACAGTAGAGGAGGTAGCCCAGATCTTAGGCTGTAGTGAGAGAAATGTATACAGAAATATCCAGAGCGGAAAGCTGGAGGCTGTAGAGCGTGAGGTAATGATCCCTACTCTTAAGAAGTTTGTAACAGAGGAGGCTCTGGAAAAATATAAAGCAGGGAGGGCTAGTTAATGAACTACTTTGAAATGAAATGGAGGCTCTCCGCTTGCAGAATACAAGCAGGATACTCACAGGCAGAGGTAGCAGAGATCTTAGGCTGTAGTGATAAGACTATTGTTAGCTGGGAAACAGGTAAGACAGCTCCTAAGATGGAGAAAGCACAGGAGCTTAGTGATCTGTACGGTATCCCTCTGGCTTATATGGATTTTTCAAAGGCTGGAAACTCCACACCTCTTAGAGAGCGTGAGAGTGAGCCACAGATCCCAGCTTTTTAATTTATAGGAGGAAAAAAAGATGATTAAAGGACAGTTTGCAAAAAATTTACACAAAGCAGTTTCAGAGAGAGGGATTAAGCAGGTAGAGCTTGCTAAGGTGCTGGAGGTACCGCCTACTACAGTAAATGGGTGGATGAGAGGAGCCCATTTACCAGACATTGAGAAGTTAATGGAAATTTGTGATTATTTGGAAATGCCTGTAGGAGAGATGTTAGGAGATCATAGACATATTAACGATTTAGACGAGGTTAAGCATCTTATGGATGTATCGCTTAAACAGAAAGCCTATATTGAAAATTTAGAGGCGGAGCTTAATGAGTGTAAAATGTTAAATAATCAGCTTATGAGCGATCTGGATGCAGATGAGGGGCTTGCAGAAATTTGTGTGAATGAGTTTATTGCAGATACCATAAAGGCTGTAAAAGACGCTGGAGTAAAGAAGATTACGGTTGAGTTTTGATAAAGAAAAAGAGCCAGCTTTTGCAGGCTGGCTCCATCCAGAGGATTACTCCTCTTTAAGATTTTGTAGCTCATTGATGCGTTGAGCTAATCCCTTAAGTAGCTCCAGATCCTTATCTGATAGTGAGATAGATAGCTTAAATAAATCGTATAGAGAGGGCTTACTCTCTAAGATCTTTGAGATTAAAGCAGGATCAGTAGAAAACTTTTCCTGTGAGAAAATCTCTGGATCTCTTAGGAGATCCGTAGCATCTATCCCTAGATAAGTTGCTACAGCCTCAATCCTATCCATTCTAGGAGTGTTCTTTCCAGTACACCATTGAGAAACTGTAGAGGAGCTGTAGTGGAGATCGTTGATTAGATCTTGCTGAGTTTTACCTTTTACCGCTAGGTAGTAGGTAAGTGCTTTAGCAAATGTACTCATTGTTTTTACACCTCCTCTCCTTTGAGGGATAAGTTAATTATACAGTATTACAGAGAAAAAGTAAAGTAAAACAGAGATAAAACTCTGTAAAACAGAAAATTAGGTATTGACATCTCTGTAAAACAGGATTATATTATAATTGTTCTCTGAGAAACAGAGAGAACACAGAGGGGGTACTCCCCTCATATATTTTTGCTATCAATCTCTATTAAACAGAGAATGATATACAATAAAACAGAGATAAAGGAGGTACAAGCTAATGAATTTAGCAGAGTTAAAGGAGGCTTATAAAGCCAGAAAGCTAGCCTTAGACAGTGCAAAGAAAGAGGAGGAGAAATACAAGGCACTCCTTAAGGATGCGATGTTAGAGGCTGGAGAAAGTGATTACACGGATGAGGCTGGATACCGCTTTGAGCGAATTGTGCAGGAGCGTAAGAGCATGGATGAGGAAAAGCTCTTAGCAGAACTCCATGAGAGAAACCTTACTAGCTGTATCGCAACTAAGGAGGTTGTAGATGAGGATGCAACTCTTAAGGCGGTAGAGGCTGGAGAGTTGCCACAGGAAGTATTAGCAGATGCCTTAAAGGTAACAGAGGTAGTAATGCTTAAGCTCACAGCTCCTAAAAAGGCAAAGGCTAAAAAGTGATAACGATCTGGAAAACTCCAATAGTAGCCACAGTAGAGCAGGTACTTAAGGATCTTAAGCTCCAGCTCTACGGAGCAGGGCTACTTAAGGAGATTAAAAACACAGGATCGGATCTTATGTGTACTTGTCCTTTTCACGCAAACGGTAAGGAGCATAACCCATCTTGCGGAGTGCTCTTACAGCAAAAGGTAACAAAGGATAAGACCTACGAGGCTGGTACGGTGCATTGCTACACCTGTGGATACACAGCGGATCTACCTCAGTTTGTAGCGGATCTGTTAGGGCTGAGTAGCCCAGTAGAGGGCTTTAAGTGGCTGGTAAATCAGTACAACTACCAGACGGAGGAGAGAGAGCTCCCAGATCTGGATATGTACAGAGGATCTACAGCTAAATCCTCAGTACTGGAGGAGAGCTTAGTAAAGCAGTACACACAGAACCTCCTACAGAGTGAGGAGGCGTGTAGGTACTTACATAAAAGGCGGATAGCTAACTGGGTGTTAGAGGCTTATGAGCTGGGGTTTGATCCAGAGGATCAAACAGTACTTTTCCCTGTAAGGGGCATGGATGGGAAAGTGATCTTTTACAAGGGCAGGAGCATAGCTGGAAAGCATTTTTATAACGCAAAAGAGGTAGATAAAACCTCCGTAGTGTTTGGGCTCTGGGAGATCCTAAACGGATCTTTTAGCTGGGGTACATCGGATCAGATAGAGGAGGTTTGGATTACAGAGAGTGAGATAGATGCTCTCAGCCTTATCTCTTATGGAGTACCAGCGGTAGCCATCATGGGATCACATATCTCAGAGGATCAGTGTAAAGAGCTGGAGCGTACACCTTTTAGGCGGTTTGTACTTGCCACAGATAACGATGATGCAGGGAGAAAAGGAGCCTCCCAGATCAAGAGGTTACTGATACCTAAAGGTTTTCGGTTTATCAACCTCAAATGGCATACGAGCCTAAAGGATATTAACGATCTTGTCAAAGAGTACGGAGATGGCTGGAAAGACCATCTCACAGGATATTAAAGGAGGAAAACAGGATGAGTAAAGGATTTATTACAGGAACAAATGAGGAACTTATTAAAGCGTACAAAGAGAGTAGAGATGAGAGCTATCTTAAAGAGCTCATAGAGGCTAACAAGGGGCTTATTAACCTTTTAGTATCCCCATATTTAACTTCTATCCCTAATTCTGAGTTAGAGGATCTTACAAGTGAGAGCTATATACCGATGCTTAGAGCTATAGAGGATTACGATCCAGAGCAGGGAGTAGCTTTTTCTACTCTCCTTAAGGTTTATGTACGCCAGCACCTTAACCGTTTATACAACGAGGCTACACGCCAGAAAAGATTTACAGGTACCACTCCAGATAGCTTAGATCGGTTATCTGAGATCAATAAAGAGGGCGGTACAGAAACAGATAGTACCTTTGAGGTAGAGTGTAAGGATTTTAGCTCTGTAGAGTTTATGGATCTCTTAGATAGCTTACAGCTCAATGATAAGGAGCAGGTAGCGGTAAATATCCTCATGGCTGGAGGAGCTAAGGGAGAGATTGCTAAGGCTCTCAATATTACTAATGCTACCGTAAGCTGGCATATCAAGAACCTCAAAAAGAAATTTATTTTAGCTGGTTATCAATATGCTGTCTAAATAATCTGGGTGGATGTGATTAAGTTATTTATCACGAAAAGCAAGGAGGTAAGCGGTATGAGTAGTTTAAGAACCCTGTTAGCCATCTTAAAAGGAGAGGCTGTAGTGCTTACTAAAAAGAGTGAGCATAAGGCGGATGTGCTGGTAGGAAAGAATGTGGATAAGCGTTTTGCTATCAACAGCATGGTAGGAGCTGTAAAGGCTTTGATGCTGTAGAAATAAAAAATAATCAAGGAAAAACAGGAGGATACAGAAATGGGATTACAGGATCTTATTAACAAGTATGACAATGGAGGATTTTCTAAAACAGGCTGGTTTCAGTTAAAGGATGATGGAGATACAGCTACAGTAAGATTACTCCACAAAGGAGAGGTAGGAGTAAAGGATGGAGAAACAGATTATGATTTTCCCATCTACGAGGTACACAAATTAGATGTAGACGGTAGCGGTAGAGATCGTACTTGCCTCTGTAAGGGAGAGAGCTGTGAGTTTTGTAAGAGCGGTAACAAGCCTCAGTTAAGAATGTTCTTACAGATGATTAACAAGGATGAGAAAGATAAGGATAAGCAGGTACAGCTCTGGGAGAGAGGCTTAACAGACATTAAGAACCTTATCGGCTTAGCTGGAGAGTACGGAGATCTCACTAAGAGAGATATTAAGATTAAGAGATCTGGAGCAAAGGGTAGCCTTAAGACTACATACCAGTATTTCCCTAAGGATCCTAGTGAGATGGAGATCCCAGAGCCTCAGAACTTAGTAGGCTCACTTATCTTAGATCTGGATCGTGAGGATCAGATTAAGGCTATCGAGGGTAGATTACAGCTTAACAAGGGTAATAATAACGATAGTAACAATGACAGCGGAGCAGGAGCTACAAGAGTATTTTAAGGCAGGGAGGGAGGCTAAAAACCTCCCTCTTTTATTAAACAGGAGGATACAGGATGGCAAGAGAGATACAGGTAGATATGAGTAGAGAGAGCGTGGATCTGGAGGATCTGAGTAGCAGATTAGCTCATAAAAAGGTATGTAATATAAATTTGAAAAGAAACCAGAATACCTTACTTAAAGGGCTGGAGGTAATAAATGAGCTGGTAAAGAGCGGTAGGCTCCATGCTGAGGGAGAGTATGAGATTATCCGTACTCCAGAGAGGCTTAAGGAAGTAATGGAAACCTACTTAACTGGAGTAAGTGAGTATGTACTGGATGTGGAAACTACAGGGCTGGATGTGTATAACGATATTTTAGTAGGTATCTGTTTATATAATCCAGATCTCCCTAGTTTCTATGTACCGTTTAATCATACAGATCTCCAGAATAAGAGAGTTGAGGGGCAAATGACAGAGGAGGAGTGTAAGGCGGTTATGCTCCCTTATCTTGCTAATGGATCCCTTAAGTGCATCAATCATAATATTAAGTTTGATGATAAAGTAGTTACTTTCCAGTGGGGGCAGAGGATCGCTAATGTATGGTGGGATACTAATATAGCTGGATGGGTACTCAATGAGAATGAGAAACACGGATTAAAACCGATGTATAACAAGTATATCCTCAATGGGGAGGGCTCAGATGAGGATTTTGGAGATCTCTTTGAGGGTATCCCGTGTAACTATATTCCTATTGATATTTTCGCTATTTATGGTGCTAACGATGGTTTTAAAACATGGGCTTTGTATCAATTCCAGAAAAAGTATCTTAGAGAGGATCATCCGAGAGCAGACTACAGAAAGCTCTATCATGTGTTTAGAGATATTGAGATGCCTCTCATTGATGTTTGTATGGATATGGAGCTTAGAGGTGTAGAGATCCGTGAGGATTATGCTAAGGAGCTCTCTGTAAAATTTAATGCAGAGATGGCGGAGAAAGAAAAGCTCTGTGATGAGTATGTAGCTAAGTTTGATAAGTTTATAGAAGAAAATCCTACTCTTATGAGATTAACTAAGGGTACTAAGAAAATCAATTATAACAGCCCTCAGCAGGTGGCTTGTTTATTCTATGATATTTTCAAACTGAAAAGCGTATCCAGAAAAGAGCCTAGAGGTACAGGAGATAAGATAGTACAACAGCATAGAAACAAGGCTAAAAAGGCAGGCACTAAAAAGGGAGAGGAGTTTATCCAGTTTTTAGATAACTACCAGAGATACAAAGAGTGCGGAAAGCTCTTAGGAACTTACATAGATAAGATCCCAGAGGTTAAGTGTGCTAAGACTAATGCAGTACATACCACATATAACCAGTATGGAGCTAAAACAGGTAGATTTTCAAGTAGTGATACAGTTACTAAGATCAACCTCCAGAATATCCCTAGCCATGAGAAAAGCATCCGTAAGATCTTTAGAGCCAGAGATGGTTATAAGTTTGTGGGAGGAGATTTTAGCCAGATTGAGCCACGAGTACTCTCTTATGTATCTGGAGATGAGGCAATGCAGGAGGCATACAGAGAGGGTAAAGATTTATACGCCATCATGGGATCTAAAGTGTATGGAGTGCCTTATGAGGATTGTAGAGAGTTTTATCCAGATGGTACGGTAAACGCTGAGGGTAAACACAGGCGTACAACTATGAAAAGTGTACTCTTAGGTATTATGTATGAGCGTGGAGCTAAAGCCATTGGAGAGCAGTTTGATAGATCCGCAGAGTGGGCTCAGAAACTTATTGATGATTTTTATAAGAGTTTTCCTAAGATCCAACAGCTCCGCCTTAAGGTAGAGAAGATGGCGGAGGAGTACGGATATGTAACTACCATACAGGGCAGAAAGAGAAGATTGCCAGAGATGCAGTTACCAGATCACGATGATTACCGCTATCAAGAGGCTCACAGGCAGAGCCTTAACGCTGTAATACAGGGATCCAGTGCGGATATTATGAAATTAGCTATGATCGCTATTTACAATGATCCTCAGTATAAGGCTCTGGATTGCCACATGGTAATAACCGTACATGATGAGTTAATTATGGAGGTACCAGAGGATCATATTAAGGAGGGAGCAGATCTTTTAGTAAATACTATGAAAAGAGTAGGACACAGCCTTATAGATCTCCCTATGAGCGTAGATGCTGAGGTAAATGATTACTGGTATGGAGAAAACTTAGCGGATGAGTATTTAGAGGAGGAGTAAGCCTATGGGATATTTTCCTTTACCAGAGCTAAAGGGTAAACCTAACAGGATCTTTGTAGATGGTAAAACTCTAAATCAGATAGCTAAGGAGAGCGGTATAAGGCTTGATACCGTACAGCATAGATATAGCAGAGGTATAAGAGATTATGAGGGCTTAACAAAGCCCTCTCATATCAGAGTAGAGCACGAAAAGGCACAGAGGAAAACCTACTCTATAATGAGTGCTGGAGAGAGAGTAATGGAGAGGATCTGGGAGCTGGATATACCGCTCCAGACTATCTCCGATAAAACAGGGATAAGTAGATCCACAATATACGCCTTTTTATACAACGGTACAGATCTTAGCAGTATGAGGCTTGCTAAGATCTGTAGCCTTTTAGGATTATCAATGGATTATGTGATGGGATTAAAGGAGAAACCAGATGGCAAAATGTAAATACTGTGGAGCTGAGGTAGAAATAGGGGCGAGATGTACATATTGTGGCAGTAAGGCGGAGAGCTGGTACTATTTTGGAGAAGAAAAGAAACAGGAGCCTAAAAAGAAGAAAGCCTTACATGATAGAGTAAGAGATTTGTTTAATGGAAAGATCTATATTGTAAAAAAGGGAGATTGCCTCTGGAATATCGCTAAAAATTTGTATGGATCTGGAGCAGAGTATTACAGGTTAGTAAAGTTAAATAATATACAGGATCCTAACCATATAGAGGTAGGCTGGAAACTGTATTATTAAGGAGGATAATTAAGATGAGTGTGTTAAGTAACAGAGTTGTTTTTAATGATGAGTGGGATGACATACAGAAAGATCCACTTTTTGAAAAAGAGATAAGTAAGAGAGTTGGTGTTATTGTTAAAGATGGGAGAATTTTAGAGGGGTGTAGGTATGAGTTTGATACTAATAGGTGGATGTATGGGTTATATCAAATTCCTAATACTCAGATTGTAAAATGGTTTTATATGGAGGAGGAAAATATTGAGGTATAAAGTATATGATGAGGAAGATAAGAAAGAGAGAACTCTGGAGGAGTGTGTAACTCCTTTAGAGGTAGGATCTGTAAGGAGAGTGCAGGTTAAAAAGGGAGATACCAGAGAAGTACATCATTTTAGAGTATTGGAGGAGTTAAAGAGTGTTTGATTTTAACGGAGAAAATTTACAGGTTGGAGATAAGGTAATAGTGTATGCGAGCTACTTTAGCAGTAAATCTTATTATGTAGGTACTGTGGTAAAAAGAACTCCTACAGGGCTATTGGATATAGAGTATGGGGATGGTAAAAAAGAGAGATTTAAGAGTAACGGATATGAGTATCATAGATCCTCTGGATACGGTAGAACCTCACTTTATTTAGAGCCTTATACTGAGGAAAGAGGTAGGCAGGTTATACAGGAAAATAAGAGAAAGTGTATGATAGGCTGGCTTAAGGAGTTTGATTATACAAAACTCTCTTATGAGGAGGCAGAGCAGGTATATACGCTGGTAGCAGGTTTGAAAAATTCATAAAATTAGTATCTAAGGAAATCTCCTTTATGTGATTAGGATCGATCAAAACATAAAGGAGGTTTATTTGATGGAGTATGTAAAGAGCCCACTTAACTATACAGGTGGAAAATACAAACTCCTCCCACAGCTTTTAGAGTTATTTCCAAAACAGGTAAATACCTTTGTAGACCTGTTTGCAGGGGGGGAATGTGTCCGTAAATGTTAAGGCGGAGAAAGTAGTATTTAATGATCTCATGTGGCAGGTACCAGAAATGCTACAGGAATTTAAGAAAATCGGAGTTGAGGAGAGTCTTAGGAAAATTGATGGGTACATAAGCAGTTATGATCTATCTAAGGAAAATAAAGAGGGTTATTTAGCTTTGAGAGAGCTTTATAACAAAGGAAAATCAGATCCTTTAATGCTGTATACATTGATCTGTTATTCCTTTAATAATCAGATACGATTTAATAACAAAGGGGCTTATAATATGCCTTTTGGTAAAGATCGTAGTAGTTTTAATCCGACACTAAGAGAAAAATTTATTACTTTTGTGCAGAGGCTCCAGAGCATGGAGATACAGTTTAGCAGTAAGGATTTTAGAGAGCTGGATCTGGATACTTTGGGAGAGAATGATTTTGTATATTGTGATCCTCCGTATCTGATTACAGTAGCCTCTTATAATGAAAATGGAGGCTGGGGAGAGCAGGCGGAGAGAGATCTTTTAGCTAAGCTGGATACATTAGATAAAGCAGGAGTTAAGTTTGGATTATCTAATGTGTTTGAGAGTAAAGGAAAAGAAAACATAATACTTAAAGAGTGGGCTAAGGGATATAAAGTACATTATCTGGATCATACATACAGTAATTGCAGTTATCATAAAAAGGATAAGCAGAGTAAGGATATAGAGGTATTTATTACAAATTACTAGGAGGTGCGATAAGTGAGAGTTTATATAGCTGGAGCTATGACAGGTAGATTTGATTATAAAAAGTATTTTAATGAGGCTGAGGAGTTTGTAAGGAGTAAAGGGCATATAGTACTTAATCCATCATTTTTACCAGAGGGCTTAGCAGATTACTATAAGATTAACAAGGCTATGATAGATCAGTGTGATGCTATTTATGTTTTGTTACATTCTGAGAACTCAGTAGGAACTAAAAAAGAGATTGAGTATGCTAAATCTACCTGTAAGCAGGTAATTTATCAACAGGAGGCAGAAACAAAGGAAAAAGAGTGGGGGTGGAAAAAAGATCCTTATATTTATCCACGCTCTTTTTATAGTCCTGTAGGATATACTCCGTGGGATCCGTGGGGTAGAAGATTATAAGATTAACTCTGAGGAGGCGTAAAAAGCCTCCTCTTTTTTTATCTAAATTTACTTACCGTTTGTGATTAGGTTACTTATCAATCAAAACAGGAGGATCAAGGATGGTAAGACGGATTAAGAGAAAATGGAGAAGATTTTACAGAACTCATAGAGAGGGATGTGAGCTGGTAGGAGATTTTGTTGGAGCTTTAAGTATTTTTGTATTCTTATTTGAGCTCTATATCATCGGAGTTATGTTAGGAGGTCACTAATGGGGTTAAAGAGCTTAATAGCAGTAGCACAAGGAAAAAATGCAGAGAGCGTATCCTTTGAGGATAAGTTTCTTAAAAACTATGAGGAGGCTGTAAAGGCTAAGGAGCTGGAGGAGAGGCAGATAGCCCCATCTGAGTATATCCGCCCATCTTCTATGTATGGCTGTGAGCGTATGTTATTTTTCCAGAGAGTACATGGAGGATCACAGAACGGAGAGCAGGGTGAGGTAAATCTTATTGAGATATGCCAGAGCGGTACAGATAGGCACTTAGACATACAGCATATAGTAGAACGTATGGAGGGTGTAGAGTGTTTAGATCTGGAGGAGATGGTAAAAGAGGCACAGGCTAAGGGCATTAAAACCGAGTTTGTAGGCTGGAATGAGGATCACACAGAGGGCAGATGTAAAAATGATGAGCTCTCTATTTATTTCCAGCCAGACGGAGTTATTAGATTTAATGGTAAGGATGTAATCTTAGAGATTAAAACAGAGAGTACTTACCAGTTTAGTAACCGTTATGAGCCTAAGGCGGATCACAAGTGGCAAGCTACTTGTTATGGTATGGGGCTGGGTATAGATTATATCCTTTTCTTTTATGAGGATAGAAATTTCTGTAAAAAGAAACCGTACCTCTGGAAAATAACAGATGAGATGAAACAGGCAGTACTTAACAAGATACGAACTGTAAACAATGCTTGTAAAACAGGGATCCCTCCAGAGAAAGATGATAGCAAGTGTACATACTGTAGATATAAAAATGAGTGTGCTTTAGTGGATGCTGGTAAGTGGGTACATCCTAACCCTCCAGAAAAGCCTCAGACAGCTCAGAAAGATACAAACAGAAAAAAGGCTAATAAGTCTACAGGTAAAAAGAAAAAAGCCTCTACAGGGCAAAATACAGCGTTGAGAGCGGTATGTGGTAATTGTGAGCATTGTGGTAGAGAGCTGGGAGCTTACTACTGTAGCATTGATAAAGAGGGATCTATGTATGTAGATCGCAGAAAGAAATGTAAGTTTACTCCTAGCAGATTTAAGGGGGTACAGGATGGCAAGTAATAACATCGGTAAAACCTTTGAGCAGGAGTTTAAGGAGTGTGTACCTCCAGATTATTACCTGTACCGCCTAAAGGATGATACAAGCGGATTTTATGGAGTATCTAATCCATGTGATTATATCCTGTTTAGATCTCCTTATCTTTTTATGGTAGAGCTTAAAACCCATAAGGGAAAGAGCATACCGATAGCTAAGATCAGACCTAACCAGATACAGGGAATGGAGAAAGCTACTCACTATGAGGGAGTGTATGGAGGCTTTTTAATCAACTTTAGAGAGCTGGAGGAAACATATTACATAACCGTACAGGATGTGATCCAGTTTACTCAGACGGAGGAGAGAAAGAGCATACCTGTAGAGTGGTGCAGGGATCACGGAGTAAAGATAAAGCAGAAAAAGAAAAGAGTAAGATACAGCTATGATCTGGAGAGCTGGTTAAGTAGATATTTTGGAGGTGTGAAATGAAAGTAACTCAGTGTACAGGAGAGGGGCAGGGATCATGTAAGAGATGCTCCGATAAGGGAAAGTGGAATAGAAATTGGATGTGCTTTTTATACAAGATTGAGGGCTATGAGGGTTGTTATTGCTCTGATTGTGTAAAAGAGATCAAAGCGGAGGCAGGTGTAGAGGATGGTACAGAGCGATAAATTAAAGAAAATCATAGCGGAGGTAAAAGAGGAGAGCTCCCCTGTAATAACCCTCTCAAATGAGTTAATAGCAGATTTCAGTAAGGAGCTTGATAGTGCTATCTCAGAGCTGGATATGATTATGGAGAGTATCGGAGAAAACTCTATAGAGGATATACCAGATAGCCAGATAGAGTACTACTGTGTTAAGATCCCAGCTCTTATGTATTATGCAGGGCAGAGAGTAGAGGAGCTGGGTATGCAGGTAGATCTAGCCTCTAATGCTAAGAAAAGTGCTCAAAATGAGGCGATGGTAAAAGTATCTGGTACTGTGCAGGAGAAGAAAGCCAGAGTAGAACAGCTCACAGAGGATAAAGCCTTAGTAGAGGCTATTTATCGTAGAGCTTATAACAGCCTCAAAGTTAAGTTAGAGATGGCTGAGAAGATCTACAGCGGATTAAAGAAATCCCTCTCAAAGAGGATAGCAGAGGTAGATCTGGATAGATTTAGCAAGGATAAATATACCAGAGATCCAGAGGATCCTATGGAGGAGTAAGCCTATGGAGCGATGGGCTTATGAGTACTTTAGGAGGCAAGCCATAGAGGATAGATGTAAGCAGGAGGCACAGTGGCTAATTGATAACCCTAAGGACAGTATCCGTAAAATGGCTAAAGAGTTTTGTATAAGTAAGAGCCAGCTACATAGAGATCTCCATGAGCTCAGAAATATAGATGATGATCTCTATGTACAGTGTAGAAATATTTTAAGGAGGCATAAAAGGCGATGTTTATAAGAGTTGAGGATCAGAGCGGAAATCTTACTATCTGGCTTAATGTGAACCAGATAGCAAAGATGGAGGAGAGTAGGAGCTCAGAGGAGTTAATGGGATACAGCATAACTACTGTGGATAATAAGGAGTATTATTCTCCAGATGTTAAGGCTATACAGGCTTTATTGATACCATTAGTTGTAATGGAGCCAGAGGGCGATATTGTAGAGGAGCTTAAAAAGCTGGATATGAGAAGAAATGTTATGGTGGGGTGTTAGATATGGAGGAAAAGTTAGATAAGTTTTTAGCATATCTGGAGGAAAACGGTGTAGAGATCTCTGGAGAAACAGCTTTTAAGTGTGATGATGTGATTGTACTTTTTAGCCCTAATGAGGGAGGCGGAGTAGATATAGCCATTATCAGAAATGTAATTGAGTTAAATTACAACTTAGGTATCACGGATGCAGATGTAAACCTCTTTAATACAGAGGTAGGGATTATGCAGGAGTTAGGAGGATCTGAGGATGGAGAATAATAAGCCAGTATTTTATATGTTAGTGGGATTGCCAGCCAGTGGTAAAAGCTCTGAGAGTGATAGGCTGGGAGATGTAATTGTTAGATCCTCTGATTATCTTAGAGATAAACTCTGTGGAGATATAAATGATATGAAAAATAATGGTGCTGTATTTACCATTTTACAGAGTTTGGTTAGGGCGGATCTGTATCATGGTAAGGATGTAGTATATGATGCTACAAACTTAAAAGCAAGCTATAGGGTGGAGTTTTTGGATACCCTTAAATTATTAAATTGTAAAAAGGTTTGTGTGTTTGTAGATACTCCTTTTGAGGTGTGCGTTAAGCGTAACGATGAAAGAGAGCGTACAGTACCTAAGGATGCTATGGATAGAATGAAAAGATTTTTAGAGCCTCCTACCTTTGCTGAGGGCTGGGATGAGATACGAGTAGTTAAAAATTGGAATGAAAAGGAGAATAGCGATGGCGGAGATAGATAACCTCATAGCTGAGGTAAACAAGAAATATAAAACGGATATAATCCGTAAAGCATCGGATCTTAAGGGGATAGAGTTTATCCCCTACACCTCTCCTATGATGAATTACTTAACCAGAGGAGGAGTACCTGTAGGGAGGATCATAGAGCTAGTAGGGTTGCCTCAAAGCGGAAAAACTACTACAGCTCTGGATATTATCTCTAATTTCCAGAAAAAGTATACAGAGAAGTACTGTGTATATCTGGATGCAGAAAATACAATAGATAAGGAGTGGGGAGAAACTCTGGGGGTAGATTGGAGTAAGGTAATACTTATCCAGCCAGAGAGTGAGTACGGAGAGGAGCTCTTAGATATGCTCTTAGACTACATAAGATCTGGTAAGATCGGCTTAGCAGTATTAGATAGTGCTCCCTTTATTATCCCTAAAGCAGTACAGGAAAAAGGCTTAGATGAGAAAAGCTATGGCGGTAACAGTGCTCTTATGAAAGCCTTTTGTGATAAGGCGGTACCGCTCTGTAAGAAAGTGGAGTGTACTTTTCTGATGATTAACCAGCTCAGAGAGAATATTGGAAATCCGTATAAGCCTTATAAAATTCCTTGCGGTACAGCAATAGCTCATGCGTGCTCACAGATCTTATGGTTTACAAAGGGATCCTTACTGGATGAGAAGTATAAAGAGGTAAGTAGCGGATATGCTAACCCTAGTGGTAATCTGGTAAGCGTGAAAGTGGAGAAAAATAAGGTTACTAAAAATGATCGTAGGCTCCAGACTTACACACTTAACTACAGTACAGGAGTGGATGAGATTAAGGATACCTTAGATCTGGCTATTATGCTGGGGATCATCTCACAGGCTGGGGCGTGGTTTAAGGCTACTCTTAAAGACGGTAAAGAGCAGAAAATGCAGGGATTTAACGGAGTGCAGGAGTTTTATTATAATGATCTGGAGGAGCTGGAGTATCTTAGAAAACAGGTATATGAGGCAGGGATGGTATGAGAGAAGTAGAGGAAACCTTAGCACATAACCTTAGAGAGGTAAGAGAGAAAAAGGGCTACACTCTAAAAGATGTGGTAAAAGGTACAGGATATACAGAGGTAAGTATAAGTAGATGGGAAACAGGTACACGGATACCTAAGGCTACAGTACTTTACAATCTGGCAAAATTCTATGGAGTATCTGTAGATAGATTTTTCTGGAAATAAGAGCAGGAGGAGGCAGTAAAAAGCCTCCTCTATTATTTTATACAGGGGTTATATAAAAAGTGTTGACATTATTATATAGGGGGTGTATATTATAAGTGAGGTAAGGAACTAGATACAAACTGAAAGAGAGGTAAACAATATGAGATATAAAGAGGATAATGATAACAGATACAGAGTAAACTTTATGAGAGCTACAGAGGAGCTCATGGATGCCATCACAGTTGAGAGCTTTATCTCTTATTTAGAAGAAAATGCAGAGTTTGAGGATTATACAGTAGAGTACATTGACGGAAAATGTGTTAAGTGTAGAGCCTATGATCTCACAGAGGAAAACAGCAAGCTCCATAAGGAGTTTTTAGTAACAGAGGATGGCAGAGTATTTTACTGGAGAACCTTATTAGATAAGATCGAGTTAGTGGATGATGAGATCCCAGAGGGAATGGTAGAGGGATTACATGAGGGAGATACATACAGAAATTTTAATGCTATCTGGGTTGTAGATAAGATTTATACGGTAGATGATCCTACACTTTGGTATAAGCTCAGAATTAAGAGTCATGTAATAAAGAAAAGCCCTATGTATAAAGGGATCGGTACTATGGATTGTGCATATAGCATGGGAGCCTAAGGGCTCCCAGATAGGAGGGAAATATGTTTACAGTTTATATTAAGAGTGCTGGAGGCACAAAGAAATACTTTACAGAGTTTGAAACAGAGGCGGAGGCTGAGAGCTTTTGTAGAGAGTATGGCTGGGAGTGGGTAGATGAGAATGAGTTTGTATGGGATATGGATTATGAGGAGGCGTAAAGATGGCTAAGATCGTTTATCTGAGAACCGATAAAAACGGTACTAAGTATTATGCTAATTACACTTGCCCTAGATGTGGAGGAGCTGGAGGATCTGATAAATGGGCTTTTACAGGCTGGACTTGTTATGAGTGCGGAGGAACTGGAGAAAGCTCTACTCCAGTTATTGAAAAAGAATATACTCCAGAGTATAGAGCTAAGCTGGATGAGAGAGCTAGAAAGAGAGCAGAGGCTAAGAGGGCTAAGCAGGTAGAGGAGTTTAATAACAATCGTTTAGCAATAGCTGAGAAATACGGATTTAATCCAGAGGGTAAGATCTATGTAGTAACAGGTAACACCTATGAGATCCGTGAGGAGCTTAGGGAGGCAGGAGCAAAGTATAGAGGAGGGATTAACTGGTATTTCTTAGAGAAACAGGATAGATACCCTACAATAGAGCTTAGTTATGAGGAGTGCCTTAATATTTATCCAGAGTACGGTACAATGAGCTGGAAAGACCTTACAGAGGTACAGGCAGTACTTAACAGTAAGATCCCTACAGAGGAGGATCCTAGCCAGTATGTGGGGCAGGTAGGAGAGAGGTTAGATCTGGTAGTAACTTTTAAGAAAAGATCTACTTATGAGATCCCTAGCTATGCAGGATGGGGTACAGATACGGTAGGGATCAATGTATTTAGAGATGATGCTGGTAACTGTTTTATCTGGAAAAGCACCTCAGCATTTTTTAACATAGCGGAGGGATCGCAGGTAAGATTGAGAGGAACTGTAAAGGAGCATAGCGATTATAAAGGCACTAAGCAGACTATATTACAGAGATGTAAAGTGGATGCGGTAAAATTATAAAGACAAGGGAGGAGTTAATTAACTCCTCCATAAGGAGGGCTAAGAGATGAGTATACACGGAGTAAATGCTAGACAGCTCCAGATAATAAGTATCCTTAAGGAGGCTAAGTGTACAAATACAGCGGAGCTACAAGAGGAGTTAGGAGTATCTAGGAGAACGCTTAGAACGGATATAGCGTATCTAAAGAGAGTGTATCCAGATAAGTTAATAACCCACAGAGGCAGGTATACAGGCGGTTTAGAGTGGGTAGAGTAGGAGGAGCATATGGATCTAATAGAAAGAGTAGAAAGCTATAAAGTGTTATTTAAGGAGTGTAAAGCTCTGGAGCCTGTTAGTATGGCTCTAGCAAAGGGCTATAAATCCGCTACACCTCTCCAGAGATTGGAGATAATCAGAGAGCTAGATACAGAGCTGGCGGAGGTATATAGCGTAGAGATCCCTGTTATTACAGTGTGGGTAAGGGATGATAACTATGTACACTCTACAAAGGAGATTTTCTTAGGGGAGCCTTCCTTAGAGGGGTTTCTCCATCAATTTAGGCACCACTTACAAAATAAGGCAAGGGAGCCACAGTATAAGTATTTACTGGTAGAGAATGATCCTAAGGCGGATTACAGGATCCCTTATAAGGATTGTGTGTACAGGATGTATGGGGAGGATGATGCCAGAGCGTGGGCTAGGATGCTTATTGAGTTAGCCTCATAAATGAGGTATAATATAACCACTATATAAAAAGGTAGGCGGTTATTATGAAAGAGAGCTTAGGATCATTCTGGGATGAGTGGGAAAAAGAAACAGAGCTAGAAGAAAAGAAATTAAAGGAAATGCAGGATAAGATACACAAACAGTATTTAGAAAATATGCAGGAGGAGAAGCAGATGAAACAGGAACAGATTAGGAAGATGCAGAAAAGGTATAACTTTTCTATTGAGGATGAGAGGATCCAGATAGCGTTAGAGAGGTTAGAGAGCTTAGCGGTAGATAGATTTAGGAATGATGATTATAGTGCTCAAAAGAGCTTTGATGATGTGTGGTGGAGCGTGTTACATGAGGTAGATCTGTATGAGGAGGGAGAAGAAACTGAGTTTAGATCTGTAAGGAGCGTTGAGGCTACTAAGAAATGGTTAAAGAGTTTTTCTCATTTGTGTACAGAAAAGGTACCAGAGGAATATAAGGCAGAGGAGGTAAAGTAATATGAAAATTGGAGTAAGAAAACCTAGCCTTAAAAAGGCTATCAAAGCAAGTACTACAGGTAAGGCTAAAAGAGCGGTAAAGAAAGCAGTTAATCCTCTGTATGGTAAAAAGGGTGTAGGGCTGGCAAAGAACCCTAAGAGATCTGTAAAAAATGCTGTATATAAGAAAACCACAGTAGGAGTAAAAGATTTACTCAAATAGGAGGGCTCAATGGATGAGCGTATAAAAGAGCTGATAGATTATATAAAAATGCTACAGGTAGCATTAGAGTGTAGCACAGATCCAGAGGATATAGAGGCGGATAATTTAATGGATGCTATCTGGGATAGTAAGATGGAATTAAAAGGGCTGGGATATGATGGCTGGGAGGATTTATAGGAGGTATCTATGGATAATGAAAAGCAGAAACAGGAGGTAATAGATTTTCTGGAGAATACCTACACAGGGGCTAAAATGATGGGAGATGAGGAGGTAATGCTGAGAGCCTCCAGAGCACTCTTAGCATTTAAGGCAGATGTGCATAAGGATATTTTCATAGAGGAGAATGTGCTGGAGTTTTAATACCAGAGAGAGGATCTTAGGATCCTCTTTTTTTTTGTCTAAATTTACTTACCGATTGTGATTAAGTTATGTATCAGCAAAAGAGAGGAGGATCCGATGAGGAGAGAAGATTTAGAGGAGCGTTTGGATACTGAGGTAACAGTTACGCTCTTTGATGGAAGTGAGTACACAGGAGTACTTAGACAGTGTGGAACTGACTATGTAAGGGATAATAATAATTTATTTCTGGCAGGTAGAAAGTATTACTTTATAGAGATGGATTATGATATTTCCTGTATTTTTAGATGTTCCCATGTAAAAAGATGCAAGTATGCAGGAGGAGCAGGATGATAAAAGCTAGATACATAGGGGTAGAGTGTGAGCTCCAGAGCGGTAAGGTGTATCCGATTAAAACCAGATGTACAGGAAATAAGCTGGTGGTATCAGTAAGAGCTTATAAGTTTGAGTATAACTCTCTGGAGGAATTTCTTAAGCGGTGGAAAGTGGAGGCGGTATATCATGGATGAAATAAGCAAAGTGTTTCTACATTTAGTAAGCGATGATGGTAGAGATGTTGATGAGTTAGAGAGTAGGGGTAGGAATTATTTAAGACAGGAAAAGGAGAAATCTTATAAGGATGGAGAGAACAGTATAAGAAGATATTTAGCTATGGAGAGCAGAGAAAAGGCTGAGTACTTTGATATGCTTTTTCATATTTTGGATGTTACCAAAAATTCAGAAAAAGATAATAAATCTGTGTTAGAAAATATTACAAGTTTTCTGGAAAGAGAGATAGGAGAAGTTAATTATGAGGAAAGTAACGATCCTGTAGCAGTCCGAGAAAAGAGAAAGTTTTATGCTGTGCTGTATGGGGAGGAGAGTACCGATGGGAAGAGCTGAGAGGCGTAGGCTTGAAAAGCAAAGAGGTAAACAGGTAAAAACCTATAATCTAACCAGATCACAGCTCCATAATGCAGTAAGGCAGGTAACAGCGGAAGATCTTAAGAGGATCAAACAAGAGGCTATGGAGGATGCCATAAATACAGCTATGACATTACTCTTAGTACTCCCTATGGAGGTACTCATGGATCATTACTGGAAAAAGACCTATGCAAAGAAGATACCAGAGTTTACAGAGCTGGTATTACAGTACTATGAACGCTGGCAAAATGGAGAGCTAGATATGGATGAGATGAAAAAGGATCTCTGGGAGTATGGCGGAGTGAGATTAGAAGAAAGAGAGGCAGAATAACATGAGTTTAAGAGTAAAAGCAGGTATTGATTTAGAGGAACTTAAAAAGTACGGATTTAAGACAGGTAAAGAGTGGGCGGATGCTGGAGAGCGTTGTTTAGAGGGTATCGGCTATAAGTATCAGCATGAATGGTACCATAAGTTTTTAATGGATGCAGATGAGCCTAGCAAGATTGCCTATATTGCAGAGGATTATGATATTCCATGTGTACAGATCTCAGTAAGGACAGAGCACAGAGATTTGTATGTAGATGTAGCAGTAGAGGGTACTTATCATGTAGGAGGATCAGAGCTGGATATTGTAACAGATACTATCTATGAGCTTACACAGGCTGGAATACTGGAGGGAGTACCAGAAGAAAGCGAGGGTAAATAATATGGCTATCAGAAATGTGCTACACATGAGCCAGCTAAAGGCGTTTGAGGAGTTTCTGGAAAGTAAGGGCTATTTGATTATACCTACAGTAGGAGCGTATGAGGCACTTAGAGCCCAGAAACCTAAGAAAGATAGAAAACCTAAGGAGAGCCCTGTAATTGTGTATAGAAAAGGCGGAGCTAAGGAGCATTTATCTATTATGGATAAAGATTTTTATTTAGTAAATGAGTTTTTGAGAACTAAGGAGGCAGTAGTAAGTAAATGAAAAAGAAAATTAAGGATTGTACATTTAAGGAGTTTACAGAGTGGGCTAATGCTAGAGCCTGTGATGGTAGATGGGGTATGCTGGATGCTATGAATAGCGTAAGCATAATTAGTATGGTATACGAGGTAAAGCCCATTTTCTTTAGAGGCAAGGTTAGAGAGGCTTTATGGAGAAAACTTAGGGATCAGTATTTAAACATGGAGGCAGAGATAGAGATTGAAAGATAGTACAAGAGCTAAGAGCTCCATACAGGAAAAGCGTATAGCTAAGGCTATGGGCGGTAGGCAAGTAGTAGGATCTGGATCAACTCCGTTTCTAAAAGGAGATGTAGTGGTAGATAAACTCTTTATTGAGGCTAAAACAAAGATGAACCCTAGCCAGAGTATCACAGTAAAAAAGAGCTGGATAGATAAGGCTAAGGAGCAGAGCTTAGCTATGAGAAAAGAGGATTATGCTATAGCAGTATCTTTCGGAGATCCTAAGGAGTATTACCTCATTGAGGATAATTTAATGGAGGATCTGTATAAGAGTAGGGAGGCACTCAGAGCGGTTATAGATGCTATTGGAGGAGTAGATCACGATCCTTTAGGGTTAGAGAGTGCAGAGATTTACAGAATAAGAGAGCTGATAAAGGAGGCATATTAGATATGTGTAAAATTAGTGAAATGAACTTAGAGACAGCTAAGTACTATGGATATGAGGCACAGAGTAACCAGTTAGTAGAGGAGTGTGCAGAGCTCATACAGGCGGTAAATAAGTATCGTAGAGTAGAAACAGGCTTAGGACAGCCTGTAGCGGAGGATAAAAAGGCTATTGCCAGAGATAACTTAGTAGAGGAGATCGCAGATGTAGAGTTAATGCTGGAGCAGGTAAAGTATCTCCTCCAGATCCCAGAGGATGAGCTCTTAGCGGTTAAGACTTTTAAGGTAAACCGTACCAGAGAAAGAATGGAAAGCAGTAAATAAAATATTTTTCAAAAACTATCTAAATTTTCCTCATATTGAGGATTAAGTTATTTATTAATAAAAAATAACACACATAGAAAAGGAGAAAAAGCTATGAGAGCATTTAAGGGATTTAACAAGGATCTTACCTGTAGAGGTTATCAGTATGAGGAGGGTAAGGAATTTCACACAGAAAGAGCGGAGTGCTGTGATACAGGTTTTCACGCTTGCGAGTATCCGTTAGATTGTTTCGGATATTATGATCCAGCACATAGCGTATTCCATGAGGTAGAGTTATCTGGAGAGATGGATAAGAGCGGAGATAATACTAAAGTATGTGCTACTGATATTAAGATCGGAGCTAGATTATCTACTGCAGGACTTGTAAAGATGGCTATTGATTTTACTATGAGTAAGGTAAACAAAGAGGCAGGATCAGACGAGCGACACGGTTTTGCATCTGCTACAGGGTATAAAGGAGCCTCATCTGTTAGTGATCCTACTGGTGTAGCGGTTGCATGGGGGCATGAGGCAAGAGCTAAGGGCTGTAAGGGAGCTCATCTTATCCTCTCTGATTGGAAATATGTAGGAGCCAGATATAGCGATGGAGATTATATGGATCCTTATGATAAGGAGAGCTGGGAGCTCACAGGAACTAAGATGGTAGTAGTAGATGGAGAGAAGATCAAAGAGGATACATACTACCGCTGTATCGAGGGAGAAATTGTAGAAGTTACAGAAGATGGAGAGATCGTAGAGGAATAATATAGAGAGTGGTACATTTTGTAAGAAAAGATGTACCACTTTTTTCTATTTTATCTAAAAATCCTCCTCAAAAGTGCTTAGGTTATATATCAATTTAAAAGGGAGGTAAAAACCGTGTCAGAGGTAGGATGTGATATAGTTGAGTACCTTAAAGAGTTTCATACATCGGAGGGAAAAGCGGTAAAGGCTAGAGAGCTGTGTGTACTGTTTAATGTGCATGAGAAACAGCTAAGAAACATTGTAAGCGATCTGAGGCAGAATGGAGAGGCTATATGTAGCTCTACTTATGGTTACTGGTACTCCAGAGATCCAGATGATATATCCACTACCCTAAGCAGGTTAGTAGGGCAAGTGGATAATATGCAGAAAGTAATAGCAGGATTAAACAGGATCTTACAGGAGGTGCAGGATGAGCAAAAGGAGAATTAGAAGAAAGAGGAGAGCCAGAGTAAAAATATTGCCTTTAATACTGGTAGGAGCGGTAATAGCAGGAGTAATTACTGTGATAATGAGTGTAAATCTAAAGGGAGCAGATAAAGAGCCTCCTACTGAGGAGATTTATATTACGGAAACTCTACAAGCTCCGCAAGCTGAGAACACAGAGCCAGTAACGGAGCAGGAGACAAAGCTGGAGCACGATCTTAATTATACATATCCGTATAATACGATGAGTGCAGACTGGGGATCAGAGGTATACGAGGATGGATTTAGATATTATGAGATCCCACAGGAGCATAAGGATGCTGGAGGATGTTTTCCAGAAATAGTACAGGTTTACCTCTGGTGTGAGTGTAAAGAGTACGGAGTAGATTATTATACGGTACTAGCCATCATAGAGAGGGAGAGCGGTTATCACTGGGATAAGGTAGGAGATAACGGAAACAGTAAGGGCTATATGCAGATATACGAGAAATGGCATATAGAGCGGATGGAGGCGGAGGGAGTAACAGATCTCTTTAATCCATATCAAAATATCAGAGTAGGGCTTAACTGTTTAAGAGAGATACAGGATAAGTATTTAGCATCCAGCGGAGAAAATTGTGTACTCATGGTATATAACATGGGAGAGAGTACAGCTAAAAAGCTGTGGGCTAAAGATATTTATAGCTCAGCATATAGCAGAGAGGTAATAGCAAGAGCACAGGAATTAAGACAGGAACTAACACAGGAATAATACAGGATCAAGCAGGAGTATAGGAAAAACTATACTCCTTTTTTCTTGTTAAAAGGGAGGTACACGATGTTTAAGGTAGGAGATGCCATTAAGTGGATGTGTCCTCTGGATAATGATTATACCTATGGAGAGATTACAGCTCTTAGAAAGAGTGTAGCTACAGTAAAAGGCACTGGGTTATACAGCGGTATTACAGCGGAGGTACACCTAAGATACATAGAAAAGCTAATGAGAGGAGGCGGTAGCGTTGGGAGCGATTGTAAGAAATGTAGTAAACGATCAATTACTAAGGCTGAGTTATAAGGATCCTAAGAACATAAAGAGATTTTTGAGAAATTGGGGAGGCTTAGAGGGCTTAAGTGAAAAAGGAGATACAGTAGCTACCTGTATCCTCATAGACCTTAAGACAGTAACAGCTATTGATCTGGATAAATACCATAAAAGCGATAGAGCGGAGTTTAACAAGGCATATAGAAAAGGAAAGTTAAGTCACTATCAGTATATGAGTATAGCGTATGTGCTGGTACTGGGATATACACAGGATGAGTTAGCGTTTGTAATGGGCGTGGATCAGAGTGTGATTAGCAAGAATATAAACAGCGGTATAAAGAGAATACAGAGAGAGCTTAGAGCTTATCTGGAGGAGGATTAGATGAGTTTAATAAAGTGTGGAACCGATGAAAATGGATCCTACATAGAATTGAAAAGACCGATAGGAGAAACACCTCTATGCTTTATAGATGAGTGTGGAGTAGTACACGATACCATAAGGATTTATGAGTACAAGGCAGTAAGGAGTAAAGAGATCCCCACAGATAGCAGATGTGTAATGTGCGGAGAGATAATACCAGAGGGCTCTATGGTGTGCGATAGATGCAGAGAGGCGGTGGAGGGATTTGAGTAAGTTTAGGCGTGAGGAAGATGAGGCGGATAAATGGCTAAGAGAGCATGATCCTTACTATACATCCTCAGATAGGGATAAGAGAAAGAAAATGAGTAATCCCTATGAAACTCCAGAGCAGGAAAAGCGGAGGAGAGAAACAGAGATCCCTCTTAGTAACCTAAATAGTTATCAGAGAGTGCAATTTAAGCAGGTAGGAGGCTCTTATACAGAGCGTGGAGAGTTTGGTCTGTAAAAGGGTGCATAAAAATTACAGATATGTACCCTAACTAATGAAACAAAATTACATAGCTTAGGAAATAAATAGAAAGAGAGGTACATGAGGCTATGAAAGATTTACAAGTAAAGTACACAGATCCGCTGGATCTTATCCCTTATGAGAATAACCCTAGAATTAACGATTATGCAGTAAAAAAGGTTATGGAGAGTATTAAGGAGTACGGATTTACTAATCCGATTATCGTAGATGCAGATATGGTTATCATCGCAGGGCATACGAGGAGAGAGGCTAGTATCTTAGCAGGGTTGGATAGAGTACCGTACATAGTAAGAGATGATCTCACTCCAGAGCAGGTAAAGGCTTACCGTATTGCAGATAACAAGCTGGCAGAGTTAAGTAACTGGGATGATGAGTTACTCAAAAAGGAGTTATTTGAGTTACAGGCGGTAGATTATTCCTTAGAGGTAATGGGCTTTACAGAGATAGACCTTAAAGAGATCTTTACAGAGAAAGAAGTACCTAAGGAGAAAAAGAAGAAAGAGGAGAAAACTACTTTACCTATGCTCCGTTTCGGATCCAACAGTGTAAGGATTACAGAGGATGAGCTGGTAATGCTTAGCAATAGATACAATGAGTATGTAGAGAGTACTCCAGATGAGGGCTTTATTACATGGCTACTAAAGAGAGGCTTATAGTAAAAACCTCCTACATGGATGTGTTGGAGAGGATGCTGAGAAAGAGAGGCGTAAAAGTGGTTATGAGCGGAGTAAGAGAAATGACCTTAGCAGAGGAGATAAGAAATCTGGCAGAGCTGGGAGTAGATCAAAATGTTATAGACAGAATGACACAGAAATATAACAGGATGCTCACAGATCATGGAAATACCTGTAATAAGATCCGAGATGAAGTATACCGAGAGGTAAGAGGCGTAAAGGCGGAGCTGGCGGAGAAAGAAACTATCATAAGAGTATTAACAACTCATATAATAGAGAAAGAGCTACTGTAAGAGGTAGCTCTATTTAATTTCATTCTCCTTACTGAAATTCCTATGAAATGAGGAAAAGGCGGAGGAGGGCGGAAAAGAGGCTTAAATAAAGCAATAATACTAAATAAACATATAAGAGTAGTTAATGTAATAATACAAAGAAATATAAAAACTAATTTCAGTACTATAAAAGAAAACATAGTAAGGAAGATAGATAGAAAGAAAAGGTAGGGAATTAACAGATAACAACAGGAATGTAAGTAAAACTGTAGAAATTCCTCCTCAAACACAAAGAGCAAAGAAAATAGCCTCATAAGAGAGGAGAAAGGAGGCGGAGTAATGCCTAATACATTGAGTAAAGAGAATGAGCTCCAGAGAAAAGCCTTTGAGCTGTATTATGGCTTAGGAGATAAGAGATCCCTTAGAGCGGTAGCAGAAACCATAGGAAGAACGGAGAGAACGGTAGCAGGCTGGAGCAGGGCTTTTAACTGGGTAGCCAGAGTAACACAGAGAAATATAGAGAACGCTCAGAACAGTAACGAGGCTAAGATCACAGCGGAGCTAACGGATGTACGGACTAAGTACCGTATCCTTATAAATAACCTTATGGCTGATTTTAGTAAGGATATTGCACAGGGCAAGGTAAAAGTAAAGAATATCAACGATTTTGAGAGGCTGGTTAAGCTGGATATGCTCCTTATGGGAGAGGCTACAGAGCGTGTAGAGCGTGGCGGTACACAGGAGCTCTCACAGGATGCTAAGGATCGCTTAGATGAGATCGCTCAGCTTATGAAAAGTGCTAAGAAGTAGTGCAGATTGCACAATGGGTATAAGGTTTTTCCCTATGGAAAATACAGAGCCCTTTGTAAGAATTGCACAAAGGAAAAGAAAAAAGGTAAATAAATCTAACTTTTTAAGGTTTATGTGATTATGTTACTTATCAACCATAAGGAGGTAAGCATAATATGAGTAATGCTATTAAACCAGAACACTATAACAGATTGAACCCACAGCCTAAGGATGTAATCAGAGCGTGGGGGATTAAATTTCAACTTAGGGAGTGCTGTAAAGTACATCTCCAGAGCAGGGCATAAGGATGATATTGTACAGGATCTTAAGAAAGCACAGGAGTTTATCCAGTTTGAGATTGATGCTATCGAGGGAGCCAGAGCGGAGAGAAAAGATAAGCCTAAGCATGAGGATTTTATGGATGCTATGTTAAGAGGTTTGTTTGGAGGCTCTGTAGGACATATCGAGATCACCGGCAAGAGAAACGGTAAGACCGATGAGGAGATTGCTGAGATCGTAGATAAAACCATTAAAGATATTATCTCTGGTATGGCAGGAGTAGAGCTGGAGGAGATTAAAGAGGGAAACGGATATACAGAGGTACATATTACAGGTAATGCTAATCCGATTGAGGTAAGAGAGTACATTGAGCGAGAGCTTAAGGATCGCTTAGCTATGGTGTTGTAGGAGGTTGCTATGTTAGATAGAAATATAGATAAAGTAGAGCGAATTATAGAGCTTACATCAAACAGCGGTAAAAAAGAGCAGTTTAGAGTAGGGGATGTAGTAGACATAAATTACAGAAAACCTTTTGATCCGAGAGGTGTAGGTTATAATGGAGATGCAGGGCTTACAGGTAGAATAGCAGATATTAAAGATGCTGTTATTTATGTGGATGCAGGTACGCTTTTTCATAGTAATATTGTAGCAATCACTTTAGATACTGTGCTGTATGTAGCAAAGGCTGAGCATGAGCACATTGAGGATATGAGGAGAGCATAAGATGAAAATTGTAGATGCAGGATATGAGATCTTAGATAACCTCAATGGGGAGGAAATCTTAAAGAAGATCGAGAGAGTAGCAAGAGTATGTTATAAGAGTGAGGATAAAATCACAGAGGGATCCGCTGAGAAGATGGTAAGAGCTCTCATTAAGAGTAATCACATGGCGATGCTGGAGCACTACTCTTTTAGTGTAAAGTTTATCTGTGATAGAGGTGTATCCCATGAGATTGTACGCCACAGAGTAGCCAGCTATGCACAGGAGAGTACAAGGTATTGTAATTACAATAAGAGCGGAGATGTAGCTTTTATCCGCCCTGTATTCTTTGCAGAGGATACTCCAGAGATGGATAACTGGATAGATAGCTGTATGAGAGCAGAGAAAACCTATAATTATCTGATTAGTGAGGGAAGAACTCCACAGGAGGCAAGATCTGTATTACCTAACAGCCTCAAAACAGAGGTAGTAATGACAGCTAACCTTAGAGAGTGGAGGCATTTCTTAAGCCTCAGAGCTTGCGGATCTACAGGAAAGCCTCATCCGCAGATGTTAGAGGTAACAGTACCACTCTTAAAGGAGCTTAGAGAGAGAGTACCAGTGGTATTTGATGATCTGGAGCCTATGGAGTGGGAAACAGTTAAATAAAGGCAGAGGTTAGGGAGGGAGAGCTGTAAAAGGCTCTCCTTTTCAGTTAGGAGGATTATATGATTATCTTAGTAGGGATTGGATGCTTTATATTAGGAGGCATTGTAGGAGTAATAACTATGGGTTTATGTGTAGCAAGCTCTAACAGTAGGGTGGAGCTGGAGAATAGACAAAAGGAGGATAAAGAGTAATGCAGATAGTAAGCGGAGATATAACCAGAGATATTACTGGAGAGATTGTATATCTTAAGGCATATAAGCAGACGGTAGGAGAGGTAACAGGGTATAGTACTGAAAAGGGTACAGCTACAGTAAAGCTCTGTGATACAGGGCTGGAGATAACAGTATCTTTAGATGATATTGAGAGTACAGGCAGTACACAGCCTCACAGAGCTTTTAATAGTGAGGTACATATCTTAGGAACCAGATACAGTATCCGTATTATAGATGAGGATGATTACAGATATGATAGAGAGACGGATGGATGGTGTGATCCTAGTGTAAAGGAGATCCTTATTTTTAACTATAAGCAGAGTGCGGAGAGTGTAAAGGATCTGGTAGCATATCAGAAAAAGATACTACGCCATGAGATAGTACACGCTTTTCTCTATGAGAGCGGTTTATGGCAAAATGCCTACGGTAGTAAGTGCTGGGCTAAAAATGAGGAGATGATAGATTGGATGGCTATACAGATCCCTAAGATCCAGAGAGCATATAAGGAGGCGTACTGTGATGAGTGATTTAGGAAGATGCAAACATACACTCTATATCCTTAAGCATAAGCCAGAATATACAAAAGGCTGGGGATGTAGGTGTAGATACTGTGGTAGGACTTATAAAGACCTCAGAGAGGAGGCAGAGTATAAGGAGCGTGAGAGGAGGAGTAGAACATGGTAGCAGGATTATTAAAGCTGGTATTTATTCTCTGTACCATAGCGGTAGTAGGATTATCGGTAGTAGATACTCTCTGGTTTAATGCTATGCCAGAGAGTAACCGTTATAAGAATGTACAGGCGTTTAATGTGGTTACGCTGTGGATCGTAGCTATAGTACTTATTATCAAACTGGTAACGATGTAGGGAGCTAACAGGCTCCCTTTTATTATGCGTAGAAAGGAGGTTAGGCGGATGTGTTAGATTATAAAGTAGTATCCCTAGTAGAGAATAAGCTAGGGGAGGTACAGGATCAGAGAGAAAGAGATGCTATGATAAAGTACCTCATACAGGAGGCAGATTTTGAGATAGCGTATTATCTGGTATGCACCTACATTACTAAGAGAAATGTAATGGATCTCCATAAGAGTATTATCTCTAACATATCGAATAGTAAGAGCACGCTGGATCTAGCCCCTAGAGGTTTCGGTAAAAGTACTGTAGGCGATGTGGATTATTGTATTACAAGGATCCTAAGAGATCCTAATATCCGTATTATGATAGGATCCAAAACACAGACACAGGCGGAGGCGTTTCTTAAAGAGGTTCGTACTCACTTTGAGCAGAATGAGGATCTTATTAGAATTTTCGGAGATTGGAAAACCAGTAAGGATAATGTGTGGAATGATAGAGAGTTTACTGTAAATAAGAGGAGCATTATTAAGAAAGAGGCTACTCTAACAGCACTAGGAGCCTCTGGAGCGGTTATTTCTAAGCACTTTGATGTAATTATAGGAGATGACCTAGTAGGGCTGGAAAATGCACGAACAGAAAAGCAGAGGAGTAATCTTAAGGAGTGGTTTTATAGCTCTCTTTTCCCTACACTAGAGCCAGATGGGGAGATCCATATACTGGGTACACGATATAACCCATTGGATCTGTATGAGGATCTGATAAAGAGTAAGGATTATGTGGTAAATACTCAAAGAGCTATAAGAGTGGTAAACGGTAAAAAAGTATCTCTCTGGGAGGAAAAGTTTAGTTTAGAGAGGCTGGAGGCTATTCTTAAGCAATCTGGTAAGATTATTTTCAATATGCAGTATCAAAATGATACAGAGCTGGCAAAGGGTAAAATCTTTAAGGCTCAGTATTTCAGGTATTACGAGGAGTACAAGATTGACTATGATTTTCAGACCGCTAAGGTACGAGTTAAAACAGAGGATGGTATAGATCAGTGGATCAAGGTAAGGCTTTGTTTTGGCTGTGACTTAGCAATATCGGAGAAAGAGCAGGATAAAGGAGATTATTTTGTACTCATGGTAATAGGGGTAGATGCAGATCACAATGTATATGTACTGGATTATGTGAAAGAGAGATTAACCTTTAATACCCAGCTTAATACCATTATTGACTACGGTAGAAATAAGTTTCCGATGGTGGAGAGAATAGGCGTGGAAACGGTAGCCTATCAGAAATCCTTAGCACAGGAGCTTAGGAGATTATCCTTACTCCCTATTATCAATATCAATACCTCTAAGGACAAAGTAACAAGAGCTATGAGGAGATCGGCTAACTTTGAAAATCACAAGGTATATTTCAGAGAGGGTATGGATGATCTGGAGGAGTGCTTACTGTTATTCCCAGAGGTGGATCACGATGATTTATTTGATGCTTTAGATTTTGCTATGACTATGGCAGATGGCGGTAATGAGATCAGAGTACTTAAAAGAGAAGATTTTAGAATTTAGTGTAAAAGCCCTAATAAGTGAGGGCTTATTTTTATGCAGAAAAGGAGGATATAAGCAATATGGCAGAGCTTAGCAGACCGATAGACAGAGAGTTTAATGTAGAAGTTGAGGGAGGCAGATTTAGCACCAGTTTTCTTAATGATCTGGTAGATACTCATGTAAATAAGATCGCTCCCAGATATGTAAAGTTTCAAAAGCTGTACGAGGGTAAGCATAAGATCCAGAACAGACCGAGAAAAGATAAAAACAAGCCTAATAACAAGCTGGTAAATGACTTTTTCGGACAGACGATTGATAACACAGTAGGTTATTTTCTGGGTAATCCTATTGTACTTAACTATACAGAGCCTAAAAAGGATAAGGCACCTGTAGAGGCAGATCCAGCGGATGTAGGAGTAGACCTTACAGAGCTGGAGGATACAGCGGTACAGGATGAGTTAGATAAGATCTGTAGCGATAACGATAAAGACGATCTTTTTATAGAGTGGGGTAAGGAGGCTATGATTAAGGGCTTATCCCATATCTTAGTATATCAAGATGAGGAGAGCCATACTAAGATGATGAGGGTATCCCCAGAGGATCTTATTGTGGTTTATAAGAATAGCTCCACAAAGGAGCCAGCCTATAAGATCCGCTTGTATGATATTGATACAGAGGATACTAAAAGAACTACCCACTATGCAGAGGTATACAGCCCTACTAAGATAGAGATTTTTAAGAGTGTAGATGATGGCTCCTGTGGGGCTACAGGAAAAGGCAAGGCTAGGCAGTTTGCGAGCTATGAGTTTGTAGAGGAAAAGTCTCATATTTTCGGTAGGATACCTATTATCACTGTTTATAACAATGAGGAGCAGATGAGCGATCTTGAAAAGATAGAAACTCTGGTAAATGATTATGATAAGGTGCTCTCCGATGTATCTAATGAGTTTGAGGCATTTAGAAACGCTTATTTAATGCTTAAAAACATGGTAGCAGGTAATGATAGCATCCAAAAACTCAAAGATGAGGGCATTGTAGAGGTAATGGAAAATGGAGATATGAAATTTATTACAAAGGAGATCCAGACGGAGGCACTAGAAAATCATCTTAACAGGCTAGAGAAGAATATCCACAAGTTTTCCGCTGTACCAGATCTCTCAGATGAGAACTTTGCAGGAAATCTTAGCGGTGTAGCTATCAGATTTAAGCTCTTTGGGCTGGAAACTAAGTGTATTATCAAAGAGAGAAAGATGGAAAAGGCTATAAAGGAGCTGGTAAGAGTGCTTAGTGTGCCTATCCATGTAAATACAGGGCGTGAGGTGGATGTACTTAACCTCAAAGTGGAGTTTAGTAGAAATGTACCTAACAATCTTACAGAAATTGTAGATACAGTAACTAAGCTGGATGGAAAAGTGGATAAGGAAACGCTCCTCAGCTTACTCCCATTCATTGATAACCCTAAGGAAGTGCTGGAAAAGCTGGAGGCAGATAAGGAAAGAGATAGACAGAGTACAGATCCTTACTCTATGCAGAATGTTACAGAGGATAGCAATAATTTATTCCCTAACCTTAACGCACAGAATAGCCCACAGGAGGCTCTAAATGCACAGGGGGCTACAATTCCTCAACCAGAACAGTAAAAGGGCTATATGAGGCTGTAAGGAGGTGTAAAGAGTGGCTAATGTAGGCTATGTAAACAAAGAAGTAGCGAAAATGTACGGTATTCCCTACTCAGAGCTTACTCCAGAGCAGAAAAAGATCCTCCATGAGGACAGTGTGAGGAGAGCTAAGCTCATTAAGGAGCGTGAGGAGGCAGTACTTAAAAATAATCTCAAAGCGTTTGAGGATGAGGCTAAGATGGAGAAAGTCTTAGCCTCTATTTATGCTAGTTGCCAGAAAGAGATCCTTGCCAGCGTAACAGAAACCATAGCAAAGGTACAAAAGGCTGGGGGAGAGTGGAGCTATGCTAATCAATCAGCACTCACACGGAGTAGAGGATTATTTGAGCAGATCGGAGAGCAGATAAAAGCCTTAGGACAGAAAGAGCAGATTACCTTTAGGCAGGGGCTTAGTAATATCTATACGGATCAGTTTTTAAGGCAGGTGTACGATCTGGGGCAGAGCATAACGGTAAAGGTTAATTTTAACAGACTTAATCCAGCTCTGATACAGAAAACCTTAGATTATCCGTGGAGCGGTGCCATGTTCTCAGATAGGCTCTGGCAGGATAAGGAGAGGTTGGGTAGAAATCTCCGTGTAGGACTTACTCAGAGCATGATCTTAGGAGAGGGAATACCTCAGATCACGGATAGGATCAATAAGGGCATAGATACAGCTAGATATAACGCTGAGAGGGTAGCAAGGACAGAAACAAAGAGAGTTACTTACTGTGCTCACGATGATGTATATAAAGATACTGGGGTAGAGGAGCTTAGATACCGCTGTGCTAATGGCGGAGATAGTAGAACTTGTCAGTATTGCAGAGCAGATAATGGTAAAGTGTTCAAAAGGGGGGAGGAGCCTACTCTCCCACGCCATCCTAACTGTAGATGTGTATATATTCCTGTAGTAAGTGATACCTTTGAGGATAATGAGCTTAACGAGCTTACAGGATCCGTTAGGGGATCTGAGAACTATGAGAAGTGGGAGAAAGCTCAACAGGAAAAACTCAAAGCAGAAAAAATTATTACTCCAGAGGAAAAAGCATACAATAAATGTTTTGACGATATTGATATAGAGTATAAAGCAAAACAGGCAGAGATTAGCATACTACAGGATCAATATGATACTTTAAACAAAGAGTATAAAGGGCTTGCCACAATACGGAGAGGGTTTATTACTCCAGAGGAGGGCGGATTTAAAAATACTATGGATTATAAATTTAAGGAAAACCAGCTTTATACAGATATGGCTAGTATCAAGGATAAGATAGAGCAGGCTCAAAAGGCTCTTAAAGATCTGGAAAGGGATGGTGCTTATTTACAAGAGGTCGGAATAAAAAGGGTTAGTAGCATATCTGATTACAAAGCTATTAGAAAAACTCTAAAAGAAAATAAAACTTTTGATTATGATAAATATGCAGATGAGCTAGTGCAGATGGTAGCCAAAATGGATGATGAGGCACTCACAGTACAAAAGGGTTTAGCTAGTGCTATAAAGGCTAGTAATTACAACTCTGGAGGAGGCGGAAAGGGCGGAAAAACTGTAAGTATGACTATGAGCAACAATCATCACGAAAAGGCTAGAGGAAACGGCTTATTAGGTTCATGGGAAACTAAGTACCATGAGGAGGGGCACGTTTTAGATCATCTTTTAGGAGATCATGCAGAATTTAATAAAGCTGGTACAGGCAAATACACAGGAGAGCACACACGTTATATGTTAGGATTTTTGGATGTGTCAAAAGAGTACGGAGAAAAAGCCTGTGATGCTGTAGCAGATGATATTTTATCTTTTGTAAATACTTCTATTAAATGGTATAATAAAGAAAATCAGACAAATTATAAAGATCAATCCTCTCTAAACCGTATATCTGGGGATAGTAAGTTAGCTACAATCTCATATTTACGCCACTTAGTTAATGATGAGGGCATAAATGCAGTAGATTTAAGTATATTAACAGATACTATAGGATGTTACACTAAAGGTAGTATACATCCGTATGCTCACGGATTTTGGGGGCATGATAAAGCTTATTGTAAGGATGGCGGTAAAAACATGAGTGTAGCGGAGAGCTGGGCTACATGGAATTATATTAGAGAGGTTGGAAGTGATGATGAAAAAGCTCTTATAGAGAGGTTGATGCCTAATACTTATGGATATTATTCTGGAGTATATAGCGAGATTGCAAAATGGTTAAAGAAAAATACACTATAGGAGGTGCAGTAGTATGAAAGTAGAATATGATGATATTGATATTAAACTTTTCAAATCGGATCCTATTGGGAGAGTGTACTTAGAGTATAATGATACCGTAGGAGGGGAGCCCTTTAACAGGTGCGGTGTAGAGGGCGTGGATATTGATAAGCTATATGGTGGAGAGATTGGTTTATACCACGAGTGTATTAAGCAGAGAAAAACGTGGGAGGATCTTTTAGGCGTAAAAGTTAATAGTGATATAATGGTAGAGGCGTAGTTTATAAGAGGCTAATAGGTGTAAAAACTTGTTAGCCTCTTTTTTTTTGCCTAAATTTTGAGGAGAAATCTGATTAAGATAGATAAAAGGAGGCGGATAACATGATAGAGATAGGACAAGCAGTATATTTTATTGAGAGTAGAGGGCTGGATCCTGTTATAAAGTTTGGAATAGTAAGAGATCTATGGGAGGATAAGGGATTTTATCATTATGCTGTAGATTTTCTTAGCATTAAAGAGCACAGATACATAAAAGGTATTCCTTTTGAGGAGTTTACTAATACTGAGTGGAGAAAAATACCTAAGGAGCTAAGAGATAAAGCGTACACGATACAGCCAGATGTAGTATGGAGATTAAAACCAGAGGAGAGAGCTTTATTGCAGACTAGCTTTATTGATAATCCTAGAGATATTGAGAGGCTGTATAAGGCTGGATTATTGGTATCTAAAGAGAAAATTTCTACAGCACATATAGAGGTAGAGTTAAATAGATCTAATGAGTATAGGATCGTAAAAATACAGCATGAGTGGACTTATGATTATGGCAAGGATAAGCGTACAGGCGTTATTTTAGAGGCTTGTAAACTTTATGAGGTATATTCTAAGGCTAACGAAGAAAAAGAGCGTATAGAGGCAAAATACAAAGCAGAAAGAGCCCTCTCAGATTATGAGTGGAGTGTAAGAGAGATAGATAAGGTACTTAAATTACTACACGATGATCCACTAGCTAAGGAGTATAGGCGGATCCTCCTTAGTATGGCTAATGTAGATGATATTGAGATAAAAAAGGTAGGAAACATTATTTACTACAGGTATTTTAGCAAGAAAGAGCCCTATAAAATGGTGCAATTATAAGAAAGATAAACTACTAGCGTTATGCTGGTAGTTTTTTTTTGCTCTGAAATAAAAATCTAAAGAAACTGAAAAAAGATTACATAGTAAATACATATTTTCTCCAGATATTTACCCTAACTTATGTAGAAACAGTAGGGATATTTTGCAGATAACTTACGAGGGATCAGCATTATATAACTCATTTTAAGGAGGATAACAACTATGGCAGATGTAAACACAAACACAGCTACACAGACACAGGAGCAGGGTAACGGTACCCAGACTAATACCACAGCTAACGCTAACACTACTGGAGCAGGTGCAGATACTACTCCTAAGGCAAAGACAGAGAAGGAGATCAGAGCAGAACTCCAGAAAGAGTATGAAAAGATGGCAGATAAGAGAGTAACGGATGCTATCAAGAAAAAGGAAAAAGAGTGGGCGGATAAGCAGGCTAAGGAAAAAATGACAGAGGATGAGCGTAGACAGGCGGAGGAGCAGGAACGCTTACAGGCACAGGCTAAGAGAGATCTGGATCTTACTATCAAGGGCTTAAAGCTGGATGTAGTAGATGCAGTACAGGAGATGGGGCTGGATGCTGGCTTTAGAAATCTTATCGCTGTAGAGGACTTAGCAACTATCACAGATGAGGATGAGCGTAAAGCTAAGCTCACTGAGAGAGTAAAGGGTATGAAAAAGCTCTTTGATGCTGAGGTGGCTAAGGAAGTTGCAAAGGCTAAAGCTGAGTTTCTCAAAGGATCCACTCCAGCTACAGGATCCTCATCTAACAAGAAAGATGAAACTAAGTATGATGAGTACAAAAAGGCTGGAAATGTAAAGGGCATGATTAGTGAAAAACTCAATGCCTACAGAAACAGAGATGAGGAGTAAGCCAGCTCCTCAAAACAAATAACTCAAACAGGAGGTAATAAGAAATGGCAGACATGATTAAAAGAAAAGATTTTCTTGAAAATGAGGTTGTAGACCTCACAGAGGAGATTAAGCAGACATCTCCTACAGATACTCCGCTTACTACTTTGCTTATGAGTAGAGGGCAGGTAGTACCAGCAAAGGATATTACAGTAACATGGAGAGAGAAAGAGCTTAATTCTGAGAGAGGTACTCTTAAATTAGAGGGCTCTGAGGCAGGGGAGGTTATCACTTCTAGCAGAAAAACACTCTCTAATGTGTGTCAGATTATCGAAAAGGTAACACAGGTATCTGGTACAGCTAGATCCCTCAATCCTATGGGTATCAACGATGTATTTAACGCTGAGGTACAGGATCGCTTAGTAGAAACTAAGAGAGATATGGAGTGGTACTTCCTTAACGGTACTAAGGCTCTGGAGAGCGGAGCTACTCCTAGACAGATGAACGGACTTGTAAATCTGGTAAATGCTAACAATGTTGTAGAAACAAAGGGAGCGCTTACGGAGGATCACTTCTTAGATGCACTCCAGAAGATGTGGGATCACGGAGCACAGGGAGAGTATTTCTCTTTTGTAAATGCAAATGTTAAGCGTATGATTAACAATCTTGCTAAGGCAGGTAACAATGTACGTTTCTTAGGCGATAACGGATCTATGCAGAATGTACTTGGTATCGGAGTACAGAAGATCGTAACAGACTTTGGAGAAATCTCTTTAGTACTGGATCGTTATGCTGATACTAAGACTATCCTCACAGTAGACTTAGGCGAGGTGCAGATCGCAGAGCTTAGAGGTACTTTCTATGAGGATCTTCCTAAGGCTGGAGATTATTACAAAGGTCATGTACTTAACGAGAGTACAATTAAGCTCCTTAACAGCTTTGCAGGATCTAAGATCTCTATCACAGAGGCAAGTCTTTAATTTTTGGTAAGGAGGTAAAAGGATATGCCTAGAAAAGCACAGAGTACTCCAGAGCAGGAGGAAAAGAAAGAGGCGGTAAATGCTCCAGCCGATGAAAAACAGGAGCAGGAAAAGGGTACAGAGGCTCCTACAGAGGGTGCTGTATCTCCAGAGGTAACTCCAGAGCAGGAGGAAAAGAATGAGGATAAGCCTAAAAAGGTGTATCATTTTACCTCTGAAAATCCTTACTTAACTGTATCCGCTGTAGGCGTGTATTTCAGTGATGGTAAGGCTAGTACAGACAATTTAGCAGTAGCTAAGTATCTGGCTGGATTAGAGGGCGTAGAGCTTGTAGAGGAATAAGGAGGGATCTCCTATGGATAGCTTAGAGCGTTGTAGGATCCTCTGTGGAATATCGGAGGATAACACAAAAAAGCTGGGGCTATTGAGTGTGCTCTTAGAGAAAGCAAGAGAGGATATAGAGGCATTTTGCAGAGATACCTTTATAGAGGCTCTTACTAACGATGAGGACATTATTACAGGGTATGCGGATGTATTCCCTAAACAGCTTAAGAATGTGCAGGAGGATTTAGCTATCCAGCGATTTAGAAAGCTGGGGGCTGAGGGAGAGAGCTCTTACACCTTAGCGGATGAGAGTGTAACCTTTGATGATCCATTACCTGTATCAGTAGAAAAAAAGCTGTACCCATACCGCCAGCTATTCCCTAGATCCTATACGCTGGATGATCCAGTAGGCGGATATAAGGAGGGCTAAGGTATGCAATTTCTCTATGATAAGCAAGTGGTAGTAAAAAGATACTCCTCAACTTTAGGAGAGTTTAACCGTCCTAATAAAACTCTTGTAGAGGTTGGTACTTATGAGTGCCATACCGCAGAGAGTAGTACTACCACAGCACAGCTCCAGCCACAAAAAAAGAATACCACAGATCTTACACTCTACACGGATCCAGAGGCTCTCATCAAAAGGGGAGATATTTTATATATCTATGAGCTGGATGAGTACGATAAGCCTATTATGAGTACGGAGTTTAAGGCTATTGCAGATAAGCCTTATAAAAAGCGTACTCAGCTCATTGTATCGCTCCTCAGTGAGGAGGAGGTATAGTGGAGGGCTTTACTATCGAGGGCTGGGATGATTTTGTAGAGAACTTTAGTAAGTTTGTGGATAAATGGGCGGATAAGAAAAAGATCCTCCTCCAGAGGATGGCTAATATCTATCATGGCGAGGTTATACCTCATGTGCCAGTAGATACCTCACGGTTAGTAGATAGTATTACCATTTTCGGAGAGGGGATACCTCACGATTTTGTAGAGGTGGGAACTAATGTAGAGTATGCTCTGTATGTAAATGATGGTCATGTACAGCATAAGAGATTTTTACCAGCGGATAAGCTGAGTGTGGGCGGAAAAGCTAAATACCTTAAGAACAGGAACCAAAAAGGGATCATGTTAAAAGAGAGCTATGTAAATGGCTCTTTTTTTATGGAAAAAGGTATGCAGGATGCTAAGCCCAGACTTAACAGGCTGGTAGAGAGCTTTTTACAGCAAATAGGCAGAGAGATAGAGGGAGGTAGCTTATGAGATTGCTTAACAGCGTGTGTAGGGTTATTGCCTCCGCTTATTCTGGGGTGCCAGTGCATATAGAGGAGGTTCCTAACAATTTTGAGCGTAACAGCTTTTATGTAACGCTGGCTACAGGCAGTAGCGAGCTAAAAAATATCAATGTGTATGAGGATGATCCTATATTTCAGATCGTTTATTTTGCAAAAAGAAACGAGGCTAATCAAGTGGTAGCGGAAAAACTCTATGAGGTAAAGGAGGAGCTTAAAAGGCTTTTCCTCCTTAAGAGGGTTGTACCTGTGATCCCTTTAGCTGGAGTAAAGGAAAAGCCTAGATATGCAAAGATAGAAAACTACTCCGATGATGTGAGGGTTAGTGAGGGAGCTTTATATGTAAAGATCACTCTCAACTTTACAGAGGATGTACCTGTAGAGGATAACTATGAGCTTATCGGAGATGTGGATATTGAAACAAAGACAGTAACAAACGGATAGGAGGTTAAACAGAATGGGATTACCAGATATTATTATTGAGTTTTCCAAAAAGGCAGTAACAGCCATCCAGAACGGATCTATAGGCATTGTAGGTATTATGCTTAAGGATGCCAAAAACAAGGGGGCTATGGTGCTCCGTAGTGTGGATGAGATCCCTACTGGAGATAGTGCTTTTAGTGCAGAGAATACCGCTTATATTGAGAGAGCGTTTATCGGCTCTCCATCTAAGGTAATTATCTACACGATGGATACAACAGCAGAGAGTTACGATGAGGCTACAAAGTATTTTGCTACACAGAAAGTAAATTACATTGTAGGAGCTCCAGATCTTACCACAGAGGAGGCTACTAAGCTGGCTACATGGGTTAAGGGTATCAGAAAGAACTCTGTACGCAGACCTGTAGCAGTACTCCCTAAGACCGCTGGAGATAGCAGGGGCGTTATTAACTTTGAGGTAGTAAACAGCTCCGCTACAAATAAGATCGAGGTAGGAGAAAAGCAGTATACAGAGGCGGAGTACTGTAGTAGAATTGCTGGCTTGTTAGCTGGCTTAGATCTCAGAGTATCCGCTACCTATAAGCCTCTTACTGAGGTAACAGCTATCCCTCTGGTAGATAGCGATGAGGAAGTAGATACCGCTATTGATGCTGGTAAGCTCACTCTCTATAACGATGGAGAGCGTGTTGTAATTGCAAGAGGTGTAAACTCCCTCACTACAGTTACAGAGGTAGAAACAGCGGATCTCCAGAAAATCAAGATCAACGCTATACAGGATCAGATTGAGGGAGATATTTACAGCACTATTAACAAGAGCTACATAGGTAACTACAGTAACTCTTATGATAATAAGTGCTTACTGATTACAGCTATCAAGGGCTACCTTAGAGGGCTGGAGGCTACAGAGGGAGGTAAGGGCTGGCTTAAGGCTGATAGCTCTACTATGGAGATCAATGTAGCTAAGCAGAAACAGTACTTAGAGAGTATCGGAGTAGATACCTCTGAGATGGATGAGCAGGCTATTAAGGAGGCTAATACAGGCTCTCATGTATTCCTTAAGGGTACTATCTCTATCTTAGATGCTATCGAGGATGTAGATATTTTCATCAATAAGGATTAAGGAGGTAATTACAGATGGCAGTAGAAACAAAGCGAATTTGTAACGGTACCTTTGGAGAGCTCTGGTTAGATGGAGACTATGTAGGAGAGTGCTATAAGGCACAGGCAAAGGTAGAGTTTACAAAAGAGGAGATTAAACAGTGCGGTACTTTCTTCACTGATAACAAGGTTGTCGGATGTAAGGGTACAGGATCTCTCACTATGCACAAGGTAAATTCCAGAATGGCTATTAAGGTAGCTAACATGGTTAGAAATAAGCAGGATGTACGCTTTACGCTTATCAGTAAGTTAGCGGATCCAGATGCTTACGGTGCAGAGCGTGTATCTATCACAGGAGTACAGATGGATGATCTTACTCTCTTTGATTGGGAGGCTCAGAAACCTCTTGAAACAGAGGCTCCGTTTACCTTTACAGGGTACGAGTACTTAGATCAGATTACTCCTCAGTAAGAGTTATAAGAGTTCAGTTTGGGGAGGGTAAAACCTCCCCTTATTTTTATTATATGAAAAATTAAGGAGGGCTATAACATGGCTACAAAGAATGTAAATGCAGAGGCAGTACAGGCAGAGGAAACAGAAAAGAAAGAGGCGGTTAATATCTTAGATCTCCTCTTAGGCTCCGATGTAGGAGAGATTAAGCTCCCTACTAAGGAGGTAGAGATTACCAGATTATCACAGGTATACGGTGCTCCGTTTATCCTCACAATTAAGGCGATTACTCCAGCTAAGTTTGAGGAGATACAGGATATGAGCATTGATGTAAAGGGCAAGGATGCAGATATTGATATTACCCAGCTCCAGCTCTTTACAGTAATCGAGGGTGTAGTAGATGCTACAGGTGCTCCGATGTTTAAAAACAAGGAGCTTATGAGTAAGTTTAAGGTATCTACTCCTAAGGATCTGGTAAGAGCGATCTTACTTTCTGGAGAGATCGCTAAGATTTACGGAGAGATCTCTGAGCTGGCAGGTTTCGGAGATAATGCGGTTAAAGAAGTAAAAAACTCATAAGTACAGATGGGCTTACCCAGATGATGTATTACTACTGGAAACACGGTAGAGTACTCCCATCTGTATTTTATAAATTGCCTAGAGGAGAGCTCTTAGTGTTACAGGCTTTTTACGAGCAGGAGAGAGATGATAATAACAAAGAGCTGGAGAGGGCAAATAAGAGTGAGAGTGTTATGTACAATATCAATCTACTCACATAGAGGAGGTGGCATATATGGCGGTAGAGTTTGGTGCAAAACTTTATTTGAAAGATAATATGTATGCTACCCTTAAAAAAAATCTAGGTTTACAGCGTGAGTTTTCGGAGCAGGTAGATAGAACTAATGCGAGTATGCAACAGATGGGGCGTACAAGGGTTAATGCTACTATCAATGCTACGGATAACGCCTCTGGAGTAGTAGAGAGCGTTAGACAAACTGTAGAGAATGTAGGCAATACAACAGTATCCCCAGAGGTATCCTTACAGGATAACGCCTCTGGGGTTATTGGTGGTATACAGGATACCTTAGATACCGTCAATACTACCACAGCTACTCCAGAGGTGGAGGTAGAGGATAATGCCTCTCCTACTATCAGCGAGGTAGAGAGTAGAGTGCATAGGCTGGGGAATGTGAGAGCATTAACCAGAGCAGAGGTAGACGATCAAGCTACAGAAAAGGTGGAGAGAATAACCCAGAGGATCAAGGATCTTACTAAAAAGGTATTCTCTCCAGTGATTAAGCTAAAGGATCTTACAGTTAGTACAGTAGGCAAGATTAAGCAGAGGCTTAAAGAGATAGCCACTACTTTTACTCCTATTGTAAAAATCAGAGATCTAGCCTCACAGGGCTTAGCTAAAATTAAAAATACCTTAGGTGGGCTACGAGATAAAGTTACCTCTGTAGCGGTAGGGATCCACGATAGAGCTACATCTGGACTAAATAAAATAAGGGTAGGTGTACGAACAGTAGGAAAGCTGGTGGCTAAGCCTTTTATCTCTGTTAGGGATAAAGCCACAAGTGGGATCACAAAGGTTAGAAACTCCCTAAAATCCGTAGGGAAAACAGTAGCTAAGCCTTTTGTTACTTTGAGGGATAAAGCAAGTGCTCCTCTGGGTAAGGTAGGCGGTGTACTGAAATCTGTAGGAAAGACAGTAGCAAAACCTTTTATAGCAGTAAAAGACGGTGCTAGTAAGATACTCCACGGTATAGGCAGTAGCTTAAAATCCATCGGTAATATGTCTGTAAAGGCTATGGTAGCGGTAAAGGATGGAGCTAGTGCTGTACTGGGTAAGATCGGTAGTACACTTAAGAGCCTTGCAAAAGGCGTAACAATCGCTGTAGGAATTGCAGGAGCAGGAGCTACAGCTCTTATGGGTAAATCCTTAGGAGAGGGAGCTAAACTACAGCAAAGTATAGGCGGTGTGGAAACACTGTACACAAAGACTAATAGCGATGGTAGTACAGATACCTCAGCGGTAGATAAGATGTTACAGTATGCTAATCAAGCATATAAAACTACAGGCTTATCCGCTAATGAGTATATGGAAAATGTTACCTCATTTAGTGCCTCTCTTTTGAGTGCGTGTGCAGGAGATACAAATAAATCCGCTGAGATTGCTAACAAAGCTATGATAGATATGGCGGATAACGCTAACAAGATGGGTACTGATATGGGATCCATCCAGAACGCTTATCAAGGCTTTGCAAAGCAAAATTACACGATGCTGGATAACCTTAAGCTGGGTTATGGTGGTACTAAGGAGGAGATGGATAGGCTCCTTAAGGATGCACAGGCTATCACTGGTACTAAGTACGATATAAACAACTTAGCGGATGTATATACAGCTATCGGAGTAATACAGGATAAATTAAATATCACAGGAACCACAGCAAGAGAGGCAGAGCAGACCTTTAGCGGATCTTTTGCGATGATGAAAGCCTCAGTTACTAACCTCTTAGGTAATTTATCTATAGGGGATGGAGAGGCAGTAGCTAGAAGTATGGGAGAGCTGGTAGAGAGTGCAAGTACCTTTTTCTTTGGTAACTTTATACCGATGCTCCAGACGATTTTTAGCAACTTGCCTACAGCAATAGGAACAGCGGTAGAAAAGGTAGCTCCTCAGATTAAGGAAAATGTATTACCACTCCTTACATCTATCAAGGATGCAATCTTTACAGGGCTGGGTAATATCGGTATTGATACTGGAGCATTGCAAGCTATTTTCGATCAGCTTTTTAATGTAAAGGTAGACGGTGGCGGTATTGCTAGTATGTTCTCTGGGCTTAAGGATGGAATAGTACAGGTGATCAATACGATCTTACCTATCATCCCTCCGATTATCTCAGCGGTACAACAGATAGCTCCTGTAGTAGGGCAGGTAATTAGTACGATTATGAGCGGTGTATCTCAGATCATTCCTTATATCGTGCCAGTGATCCAGACTATTACTAATATCATCGTAACAGCTATGCCAGTGATCCAACAGATCATTACAGTAGTGGTAAGTGCGATTGTAGCTATTATGCCTACATTGAGCTCTATCTTTACTTTTGTGGGAAATGTGATCCAGCAAGTACTTACTGTGATCGGTAATCACATGGGATTATTCCAGACTATTGTATCTGTAGTAGTAACAGTAGTATCTACTGTATGGCAGACCTTAGCCCCTATAATCAGTGCGGTAGTAGATGTGATCCTTACGGTGGTGGATGGGCTACTTACAGGAATTGAAACGGTATTTAATTTCTTAGCTCCATACATCTCTCAGATCTGGGGTAGTATCTGTGGATTTTTCGACAGTGCAAGCTCTACGATTACCACTATCGTAGAAACCATTAAGAGTGTATTTCAAGGCTTATTTGATGCGGTATCCACTATTTTCGGTGGTATCTCCAGTGCTGTATCTACAGCGATAGGAACCGTAACAAGTGTAATAAGCGGAGCGATAGATGCTATTAGCGGTTTTGTAGATAAAGTTGGTGGAGCGATCAGCAAGGCTAAGGAGTTTGTAGGAGGTATCGGTGGTAAGGTTAAGAGTGCTTTAGGTTTTGCCTATGGTAAAGACAGAGTACCATACGATAATTACCCAGCTATCCTCCATCAAGGAGAGAAAGTCTTAACCAGAAATCAAGCAGATCAGTATGAGAGGCGTATGAGTACCAGAGGTGTACAGCTTAAGGATGTTACACCTATAGACAGGGATCCAGATGATCCACAGGATAATAACGGAGGTACAGGAGGTACAGGAAATCCACAGGATAGCGATCTACCTAAGAGCGGTGGTATCGGATCTATAACGATTGAAAAATTGGCGGATACGGTAATCATTGAGAAAGAGGCAGATACAGATAAGGTAGTTTCTGATATGGTGGCAAAATTCAAAAAGTTGTTACCTAACATGACTTAAGAGAGGAGGGATCACTTTGGAGTTTTGGTTACAACAGAATAAGGATAAGTTTCAATTACCTGTAAAACCATCCGATTACACGGTATCCGTATCACACAAAAATACGGTAGTAAATGTAATACAGGTAGGAGATGTAAACCTTATCGGTAACACAGGCTTAAGAGAGATCTCTCTTAAGTCTTTTTTTCCAGCAAAAGATTATAACTTTAGCAATAATGCAGGGCGTAAACAGCCCTTAACTTATGTAGAGAAGATCGAGAGCTGGAGAAAGTCTGGTACTCCTATTAGGGTTATCATTACAGGCACTCTTAACATGGAGGCTACAGTAGAGAGCTTTGTGTGGGGAGAGCAGGATGCTACAGGAGATATTTATTATACCTGTAATATAAAGGAGTACAAAAAGATAAAGACAAAGAAAGCTACCGTTACTATAGCTACTGTAAAGCCTACAGTAAGGGCTACAAAGCCACAGGCTACTAATACAGCCAGAACATACACGGTAAAGCGTGGAGATTGCCTCTGGAAGATAGCTAAACAGTTTTACGGTAGTGGAGCTCAGTACACTAAGATCTACAATGCTAACAGGGATAAGATAAAAAATCCTAATCTTATCTATCCTAATCAAGTATTAACTATCCCTTAGGAGGTGGTAAGAGTGATAGTAGTGCATAAGAATACAGACATTACAGAGTATGTATCCTCTATGAGCTGGGGTGGTAGCAGAACAGAGGTAGCCAGAAAGTTAGAGCTACACATTGTAAACGCTCCCTTAGATAAAAATATTACTCCTCTTACCATCAACTTAGCGGATCCTGTTTATCTATTTGAGGATGATGGAAAAACAGAGCTTTTTAGAGGCTATGTAGTAGAGAGGGAGGCAAGCAGTACTACAGGTACAGTTACTTATACCTGTTATGATCTTCTTTTCTATACCATCAAGAGTAACGCCACCTATAATTTTAGCTCTAAAACAGCAGAGGCGATAACTCAGATGGTATGTGATGATATGGAGATCCCTGTAGGCTCCTTAGCTCAGACAGGGCTAACACAGAAACTCATAGTACAGAATGTATCTATCTATGAGATTATTATGAGAGCCTATACACAGGCATATCAACAGAACGGAGTAAGCTACAGGGTGGTAGCTAAAAAAGGCTACCTCAATGTAGAGGAAATGGGTAAGGTGGTATGCAGTATTGAGATCACAGAGGATAGCAATATTACCAGCTCCAACTATAAAGAGAGCATTACTAACATGGTTAATAAGGTTCGTATTTATGACGGAGAGGGTAAACCACAGGGAGTAGTACAAAATGATGCAGATGTGAAAAAGTACGGTATATTCCAGCAGACTTACACTAAAGAGGAGGGCAAGGATGCTACTACCACAGCTAAGAGTATGTTTAAGACGGTTGAGAAAACCTTTACTCTGGAGTGTGTAAACCTCAATGAGGCAGTAACAGGAGCAGGGGCGGTAGTAAGAGATAGCTCTACAGGGCTCAGCGGTGTAGTGTGGATAGATGCAGATACTCACACATGGCAAAATGGAGTAGCTACCATGAGCTTAACAGTAACTCTAAAACAAATGATGGATACTAAGGAGGGATAGAATGGCTGGTACTGGGGATAACATGAAAAACGATCATCAATATGCAGAAGTGCTAGAGATGATGCGATCACAGGGAGCTAAAGATAATCCTACCTTAGCCCAGCTAGGAATAATGCAAAGCTCTAACAGCGTAAAGATAGATGATCTGGTACTCAATGCTGAGGATCTGTATATAGCAGATTACTTAGTAGCAGGGTATACCAGACAGATAAAAGTACCTTATGTATCTGGAGTATCTGTGGATACTACACAGAGTAACGGTTTTGCTAGTAAGGATAACCCAGATCCAGATACTAGGGCATGGAAACAAAGCCAGATAACCTATACAGATGGGCTTAAGGCTGGGGATATGGTGCTGGTACAGAAACTTAATGATAATAACAAGTATGTAATCATAGCAAGGGTGGTGGAGGCGTAAATGAGTTTATTTCCTTTTGCAACAACAGAGGATCTTACTCTAACGGATCAAGAGGTAACAGCCTCCTCTATCCGTGAGTATGAGATCGACTTTGAAAAAGGCACACTCACAGGGAAGATTGTAACTGGTGTAGATGCTCTTTGTGTGTGGGCTTACTTAGCTCTTAAGGCTAAGAGATACCGCTGGATTATATATAGCTGGGGTTATGGGGATGAGGTTTATGATCTCATCGGATATAGCTACAGTGAGGAGTACCTTAACAGTGAGGTAAGGCGGTATATGGAGGAGTGCTTATTTGAGAATGAGCACATAACAGGAGTACAAGATCTGGAGGTATCCCAGATTAAAGATGTACTCCACATAAAATTTACTCTGGTAACAGATGTAGGTAGTAAGGAGGTGGAAATGGATGTATGAGGATCAGACATACGAAAATATATTAGATAGATCCCTAGCAAGGGTGGCAAGTGATGTAGATAAACGTGAGGGCTCCGTTATTATGAACGCTATAGCCCCTGTATCCGCAGAGCACGCAGATGTATATATCCAGCTAGGTAATATCGTAAATAATGGGTATGCAGATACCGCAGTAAGAGAGTTTCTAATCCTCCGATGTAAGGAAAGAGGTATTATCCCTTATGAGGCTACTAAGGCTACTCTAAAGGGTAAATTTAATATGGAGATCCCTATAGGCTCCAGATTTAATCTGAATGAGCTTAACTATGTAGCCACAGCATTTATAGAGAGTGCCGATGGCTATTTTTATTATCAGATGGAATGTGAAACAGAGGGTACTAATGGCAATAAGTTTTTTGGAGAGCTTAGCTCCATTGAGTACATTGATAAGGATCTTACTGGAGAGCTTACAGAGCTCCTTATCCCAGCGGAGGATGAGGAGGATACAGAGGCTCTAAGGACACGATACCTTAACTCCTTTGATAGTAACCCTTTTGGCGGTAATAAGCAGGATTATGTAGAGAAAACCGATGCTCTGGATGGTGTAGGTGGTACAGTGGTTATCCCTGTGTGGAATGGGGGAGGCACTGTTAAGTTAATCATTATCAATAGTGATTTTGGAGTAGCATCTAGCACACTGGTAAAAGCGGTGCAGGAGGCTATAGATCCAGATCCACAGGGTACAGGTAGTGGCATAGCTCCTATAGGGCATACAGTAACAGTAGTATCCGCTGTGGGTAAGACAGTAAGCATAAAATCCAGAATAACTCTAAATGATGGCTACCAGTGGTCACAGGTAAAACCTAAGGCGGAGGAAACTCTGGAGGCGTATTTTTTGGAAATGCGTAAGAACTGGGAGAAAGGTAACTTAGTAGTGCGTATCTCTCAGATAGAAAACAGGCTCCTTAATCTGGATGGGATCTTAGATGTGGCGGATACACAGCTAAACGATGTAGCCAGTAACTTAGCCTTAGCACAGGAGGAGATACCTCTGTTAGGAGGTGTTTATATTGGCTAGAGAGATTGATCTATTAGGCTATTGGATGCCTGTACTCCGACAGCTTAAAGAGTTTAAGGAGATAGCAAAGGCGGAAACGCCAGAGCTTAAGTACATCCTAGAACAGATTGAGCGTACTCTTAACAATATGTTTATTGAAACAGCGGATGAGTACGGTATTAAGCGTTTTGAGGATATGATGGGTATTTACCCAGAGGCAGGAGCCAGCCTAGAAACAAGGCGTTTTAATGTGCTGGTTAAGTGGAATGATAAAGTACCTTATACGGAGAAAGAGCTTTATAACAGGCTTATTAGTATCTGTGGAGATGATAACTTTAGCGTTAATCCAGATTATAAAAATTATTTTTTAGAGATTATAACTCATTTAGGGATAGAGGGGGCGTTTGATACGATCTCCTCTATTTTGCAGGATATGATCCCCTGTAATCTGGCTGTCTCTTATACACATCTCCGAGCCCACGAGACAAG